ACATCATTATAAAAAGAACGATGTGTTGCATCACTAATAAATTCATTTGCATTTTCTATAAATTTAGGTGTATATTGTAAAACAAGATGACGAAGCAGAATCCATGAAGAAGTAGTTTGATCTAGTGTAGTAATCCAATTTGGGTCTGAAGAATCTAATGTATAGGAATCATCTTCGTCAAGAGTTCTATCTCTTGCAGTTACGATTGATTCCCTATCCCAATATTCATCCCAAACGTCAAAAATATTTGAAACTAATCTTATTGGATAAATATCTCCAGAAAATCCATATATGTAATAAATATATTTATATCCATTTCTCGTATTCTTTGCAAGAATTCTTTCAACTATTGTTTTTATTTGTTTTTTTAAATATGTTGTTGTAGATGTATAACCATCAAGACTCAACAAAGTATAACCAAATTTTACGGCCATTTCTTTCATTTCATCTTCAGTCATGTTATCAACTATAAACTTAGTTTTAAGCAAATTGACTTTTTCAGTTCTTAAGTCATTAATAATATCCTGAAATACAGTGATGAGTTCCCCCCATCTTGTATTTCTCATAACTGAAGGTAAAAAGTTCTTGAAAATTACTGACATATATTTTTGTCCCTTAAATGTATGAAATAGAAGTCATTACAAAATCTTCATCAACATCTGTTATTTGGTATCTTTGTGGAAGTCTTATACAATTATTATTCAATCCATTTCCATCTTGAGTCTGATAAGTAAGATAAAGGATATATCCATCTGAATCTGAAGTTCCTGGATTTTGTACATCATCAAGTACATCAATAGTTCCGCTTGCAGACGTTAATATATATGAGTATTGATTGTAAGTATAATTTACAGTTCCTCCAGTAATCGTAAACGAAGATGGCATTGTGCTATAGAATAAAGTTCCCGAAGAAGCTCCAATTTGTTTTATGGAAGTCCATCCATTGGAAATTTTCTGTTTGATGTACAATCTCATTGAATCTTCAACTAGCCAAACTTGATCGTCTAATCCTGATGTATCATCCCCAGTATAACTTACAAGAATTTCTTGATCAGTGTTTGTTTTTGCCACATTCTTTTCCATGTGGTAAAGATCAGTTACATGATAAGCAATATCAGAAACGGTATTTATTACACCATTATAATTTGATTCATAAATGTTTGTCTGAAAATTTGTGTTTCCAGTAACATACTGGGCAGATAGAGCATCCTTAATTTGAGTATCAATTACATCAGAAGTAGAAGTATTAATTTTTGCAGTTACGTCGAAGAAAGCATATATTTTTTCAAGATCTTGCCAAGTAATTGATTCAGTAGGACTTTTTTCTTCATCTAAATAATTTAATTCAATGTCAGTTTTCTGGGAGTCTGTTACATTATTTCCATCAGTAGTTACAGCAGTTACATAAACAGTATTTTGAGCCGAAATTAAAGTAGATCCGCCAGTGTCTTCCACTGTCCAAACAATAGATTTGTATATATAAGAAATTGCATTTATTATTGAAGACCAGTCATCTTTGCACCCTGCTCTATATCCAGACTGAAATAAGTTTGGCGCATTGTTTCTTATTGATTCAATACTTTCAAAATCAGAACCATCTGAAATTTCTTCTTCGTTTGTCACGTACAATGAATTTGTTACATCGGTTCCGTAAGTATCAGTAAGCGTTGAAGAAATAACAGTGATAGTATCAGCGGATTGAATGTTTCCTTGATCACCAAGAGTTTCTGCATATTTAATAAGAACATATTGACCAGAGGAAAGTCTTGGTGTATAAATTCCATCACCAAATTTTATTTCTACATATGAAAAATCAGGGACATTTTTAACAGTGCAGTAATAATTTTCAAGATCATCTGTAAAATAAAGATTATTTAATATTGTTACTTCATATAAAATTGTTCCATCAGCTTCAGCAATATAAACATCGACTTCTTCATTGTCAATTCCATAAGTAACATCTGTGGGATATAATTTAATAATTTCATCAGCAATTCCTTCGGCTGCGTAAAGATATGACCTTGGAATTCCCTCTCTTACAGGAACTTCTTGATTACCCTCTGCATTTCTGTAATATATAGTTGTTGCAGTACAGTATGCATTGATTGTTCCTGCTTCGTTTGTAAATAAAGACCATCTCGGAATTGAAGTATCGTTTAATGCATTTATGTTCGAATCACTAAATGAAGGGTCTGAAGAAATTATAATATTTCCATAAGCACCAATTTTTCTATGATAGTTATAAGAAAGCAACTCACATTCTCTTGCGAGTGATTCAATCCTTTGGGCAGTAGACCAAGTTGACTCTCTATAATAAAATTCAGCAACATAGACAACTTTTTCTATGATATATGCAATAACGTCTATTATCCTTTCATATACCCCATGATATAGAGTATTTGACCAATTTGATAATAGAGAAAGTCTTGTTTTTATTTCAGCTTTTATTCCTTCAAAAGTCCAAGTCATAGTTTACCTTTTTAAATAATTAAATAAAATATTATTTATATTATCTTCTTCCCAATAGGGTATTCGTAAAAGATTTATATTATTATCTTTGCAAAATTTATTTTTAATTTCGTCATGTTCTTTAAAATTTGGATTATTTTTATTTAACCAAAAATTTTTATCAAAATGATACGGCCCATCATATTCTATACATACATTTTCAAGCGGTATATAAAAATCAAATCTTAATTTTCTATTTTTTTTACTTACACAATTTTTGAAAGTTTTTTGAGGTAAAAAGAAAATATCATTATTTTTTAAATATTGTTCTACTTTTTGTTCTCCTTTTGTTTTTACTGACCAACAACTAGGACAACGGGATCCTCTTAAAATATTATTCGGAGAAACATCATATATAGTCTTACACTTTTTACATTTAACTTTTATTTTTGTATTATAGTCTATATAATCATTTATAATTTCTATGTCTAAATAAATTGGTAATTTTTTTAATTTTTTATGAAATTCTTGATTTGTCATTTTTTTTTGATTATAAAAACAATTTGAACAAATTGTTTTTTTAAATAATTGACAAGCAGTTCTACGATAGACTTTTCCACATATACCACATTGAATTTTTATTTTTTGATTACATTCTTTATATTCTTCTAAAATTGTAAACTGGGGGTTAACTTTTTTAACTTTATCGCAATATTCTTTATGTGAATATTTTAGTAGCCATTTGAATCCTTTGTGTCTTTTAATGCAATCAGTTTCTTTATAATATAAAGTGGAGCATCTTTTTCTTTGTTTTTTACCACAAATTTTACAGATAGTATCAATACTATCAGATAATCTATTAAACTTTCCAATTATAAAAAAATTAGGATTAATTTCTTTAATTTTATCAAAAAATTCTTTTTCTGTTATAGGTTTTCTTAATTGTCTTTTCATTATTTATGTATTTGCTACTTGAAGTAATTGATCAAAATATAAATCACTTTGTGTTAAATTTACTAATTTAAAACTTCCAAAATACCAAAATCCATCATCTGGATTATATAGTAATTTTTGACTTGGATCTCCGGTTTTTTGCAGCATAATAAACCGCAATAGATTCTGTTCTACATAATCAATTTCAGAATATTCAAACCTTTGGTATTGATATGAAGTATTTGTGTATAAGGTAACTGAATTTATTGTAAGAGTTTCTAGATCTTCAAAAGTAATATCATATTGCAATAAATGATTCTCATAGTCTGGAGTTAATAAAATTTCTTGAATATTTATTAAAGAAGAAAAATAATTATTTATAGATGATTTTAACTTAAAAGCAAGTTTTTGAAGTGATCCTTCGCTTAAACTTTTGAATGTGCTATAATCTAATATTCCACCTTCAAAGGGATTTTTTAAATATTCTCCTTTTTTGGAAGTAAGAAAAAGAGTAAGAGCATTAGAAATCGCATCTTGGTTTTTATATTCCAGTGCTGTTCCGGGTTTCGATTCTCTTCCCCAGATGTCTATATCATGATAAAATTCAGTTAAAGTAGCCAATTAATAATTACCTCATTTAATTATTAGTAATTTAAATTATTAATTATTTTTTACTGATTGAGATAAAATAGTAGGTAAATTAGTAGATGCCCACGCATCTATAGTAGCATAAGTTACAGTTCCACCACCAGAAGGAGCTACCCCTGTTTTTATTTGATCTACTAATCCTTCTAAAACAGTTTTTAATGTTTCTCCTAATACAGAAAATTCTAAAGTTCCATTAGCACCTTTTAAATGAATTTCACCAGAGGAATTTATAAATATGTATGCACCTTCAGGATGATAAATAGCTATTTCTGGAGTAGAACTATTTGACGAAATCACTAAACATACTCCATTAGCTAAATATATAAATTTATTATCAGGGTAAGAAGAAGAGTAACCAGAAATACTTGATTTTACATTATCTTCGAATAATTCAGCAGGTGTGAAATCTTTAAGATTTATGCCAGAAATATAATAAGGATTTTTATGAAGCTTTTCGTCATAAAAAAATACCCATACTAAAGAATTTTCTTCAGGTATAGAAGAAATCCCATGACTGTCAGAACCCCCAGTAAACGATTGAAATGGTAAAGCCCAGGGCAGTTCGCTATCTTTTAATCCATTCATCATGTATGGAATTCTTATTTTAACCGATCCATTTTTAGTTCCATCTGAGGAATTTTGGCTATCATTATCTACTATGACAGCATAGTGCAGATTTTTTATAATCATTAATTTGTATTTTCTAATATGAAAATTTTTAAATCATCAAGTTTAGGTATTTTTATACTTGTGCCTATAGGCACTTCAAATATGTCTGGAATATTATTCACAAGTAGAATCATTTCTTCATAATCTACAACTCCATAATACTGAAAGCTTAAAATGTATGGTTTTTCTATTTCTTTTTTAGTAAGTTTATGATTATAATATCCATTTGTCCATTTAAAAGTACTGAAATCAATAGATCCTGAATCATATACAGGAACTGGATCCTCTTGAATTATAGTATAAATTTGCTCTCTCATTAGTATACATTCTCCGAAGGACTAACAGATACAGCACCAGTTCGTTGTGCAATATCTACTGCTGTTTCTGTATTTTCAAAAATTTTACTATTTGCTGGGTATAATCCAGAAAAGGTTACATCAAGATTTCCCCATAAAGGATAACCACTTTCAGTTTTCTGTTTAGAAATCATAGGGGTACACGTAGTAATATACGCATAATCTAAATAAATTACTCCAGGAATTTCTAATGTTATTATTTTAGATTTATAAGAAAAATCCGTTTCGTCTGGAATTGTTTTAGTTGGTCCCCCCGAAGTTTTTACATCAGCATATAAACTTCTTCCAGTAGTTCCTCCTTGTCCTAGCATTTCAGAAATATTTCTTGCACCAACTCCGGGTACTGTATAGGTTCCGTCTTTATTTTTAGTAAGCATGCTTAAAGACATCATATAGGCCATTTTATCAAAGACATCTGCTTTTGGATCTTCTTGCGTATAAAAAGCAAGTTTAGTGGTAAACTTAATTGGATCGGTACCTACCCATCTTGGAACATCAAATAAATTTAATCCTTTAAGAACATTTGATCTAATCGAACCAGCACCAGCAGTAACTCTTCTTCCTAATTCAGCAGCAGTATTTAATGGGCCAGCTAATTCACCCCAAGATGAAAAATTAGAAGTAACCTCAAATGTAACATCTTCTATAAGTGGTATGTCTAATATTGGGTCTGTTCCTACAATCTGTAAAAATATTCTATTAGCCATTTATTTTTCTCTCTTGGTTCGATTTATCCAGTCGTTGCCTGTTTTGAATTCTATGTTTGGTTTATTTTTTTCTATAGCTTTAATTACTTTATTATTAGATTCTTCAATTGTTTTTGCAACTTTTTCAATATTATTATTATTTGATTTTAATAACATATTTAATTCTTCTTTAGACCACCCACCCTTATCAACAAGTTGCTTATACAGTAACCCGATGTCTGATTTTTTAAAGAAACTTGGATCCTTTTTATTCTCTTCTATAAGTTTTCTTAATTTTACAATATCTGACATTTGTTTGTCATAATCAGTTTTATAAGTATTACTCATCCCTAAAAATCGTTCAGCTGCACTAGGTTTATTTTTAGGTATATTTTGGATATGTTGTTGAACTCTTTTTGAAACTTCTTTTTCTATCTGTATTGTTTGAGCATCTATTCCTAAAAATTCTAATACCCCCTTAGGAAGTTTTTCTGCAAAAAACTGCAAAAGAAAATCACCAGCTACTTGAAATACTTTTATAAGATTTTTTTGTACTGTACTCCAAATCTTAAGAAGTTCTGGTTTTAAATATTTAAATATTTTATCAAATTCATCTTTAAATAAAAGATACATCAATCCTGCTTTTAATAATCCACCGGCAAGTCCAACAGCTTTTTGTTTTAGATCTTTAAAAGCTTGAACACTTTTTTCAAACCATCTATGCCTTATAATGAAGTTATTATACTTATCATAAAGTTTTTCTTTTATTTTTGTATATTTCGATTTTTCTTTAGTTTTTAACAATTGAGTAATTTGTTTTTCTTTTTCTTTAAGTTCTTCCTTTTGTTGGTATTCTTGAATTTTTCTTTTTTGTTCTCCTGTTAAGTAATCAGCAACAAGAGTAAAATTATCTGCAAGTACCTCTATTCTTTTATCAAATTTTTTATTAAATTCCTCGCTTTTCTTTCCACCTGAAACTGTAGTTTGAACTTTTTCTTTAATTCCTAATTCGCCTTTATACTTCTGTGCTTCAGAAATCATGTTATATAAATCTTCTTGTTTCTCTAATATCTCTTTTTGTTTATCATATCTCTCTATTTTAGATTTTTGATTTTCTGTAAGAAATTTTGAAAGTTCTCCCATATTTTCAGAAATTAATGGCATAAACTTAGAGAAATCTTTTCCTATAGTGCTTTTGTATTGTTTCCAAAAAGCATTGTTAAATTTCTTTTGCTTTTTATCTTCTATAGACTCAGTAAAATCTTTTTTAGAAATTTGAGTTTTTTCTTGAATTATTACAGAATCAAGAATTTTTTTCATCAACCCTTGGTCTATTGTATCTGTTTTCTGTTGCTCATGATATTGACGAACTCTATCATATTGATCTTTAGATAATAGATTTTTAACTGCTTTGATATTCTCATCCAAAACAGGGAGGTATTTTTCAATGTTTTTTGTCATCTCAAGAACAAAATTTTGTTCAAGAGGGATATTTAAAGGACTTTCTGGCATAATTATTAGTATTAATTGTTATCGATATTATTTTTCAATTCATCTAATTGATTCATTCTTTTATTAAAAATCCATCTTGGCATTCTCATTATTTCTTCTTCTGACAAATGCAAATTAAGCTCCAACATAAATATCGATTTCTGGATTCTGTCCAAACTCATTCTTGGTAATAGTGTATGAAGGTAGTAGCTCGAATACAGTAAGTTCTCGTTGAAGTAACCTCCTGTCTTTCCTTCCGCATCCAGGCAGAGGACAGACAAATTCATATTCATGTTGTATTCCAAATTCAAATTGTTCTAAAAAATCTTTTATTTTGTTTTTAATATTTCTTGGCAGTTCTGAATATAAATTTATTCTTTCTTCATCAGTCAATTCCTTTTCATCAACAGAAATAAGTGACAATGCCCTTGTAGCTAATGCAGTATATCTAAATTTTTCTTCCTCCAGTTTATCAATTTCAATTTTTTTCTGCTCTTGAAGTACTGGTAAAACAGAATTTGGATTTTTTTTATTTTGAGCATCTTTAATTTTAGGAGCAAAACGTTTATCTGCAATCTTCTTGGCTTTAACTAAATCACCAATTCTTGGAAATCTAAATAGATATTTATGATCAAGACTTATCATGAAAGGTTCTTTTACTTTTATAGTTTCAAGTTCTTCTTCTTTAGTTCTATTTTCCAATTCAATGCTTGGATTATCTTTATGACGTATAAAAAGATATTCCTGAAATTGAGCATTATCCATTAATTCAAATTTCTTTTTGTAGAAATCTTTCAATTCATTATCAGCTTTAGAAATTGATTGATAGGTTATTGTATTTAAATCAATAACTGTATCATTAACTTGTGGTTTATCTTCATCGCTTTGACAATCGCATACCCATAAATGTACATGTTTGCTCGAGTCGAATTGTTTCTTTATTCCAATAAGTGTCTCAAAGAATTCTTCAAGAAGCATGTCTTCTATTTTGCAATTAGCATCTTCATTTTTCAATTCATTAAGAATTGCTATTGTAGTTTCTAGTTGATCTTCCCTTCGTGTAAGCTCTAAATCATTTTCATGTTTTGCTGTAAAATCTTTAAAATATAAAGTCGATGGAATACTGAATCTTCCAAGAGTTTCATAATTGATTGCAACTTGCCCCCCACGATTGTAAAATTTTTCAGAGATTTCTTCCTTAACTTCTTTTTTTATTCTTTCTCTTTTATTTTTTCTTCTGTTTTCTACTTCTTCTGGTGTTAATAAAATATTTTCTTCTGACATTATTATAATGCTCCTATATAAATAATATATTTATTAGTAAATGTTTCGATGTGACAAATTTTTAGCATATTTTATGGGTAGAAAAAAGTGAAATTTTTTTTAAAAAAATGCAAAAAATTGTTTACTTTTTTAGGTATATTTGTTATATTAGTTATATAAAATAATTAAAAAAGGAGAAAGAAAAAATGATAAATTATGTAAAACAATATTCAAAAACAGAAAGACATATCGTAGTAAAAGGAAAAGAACAATTTGAAGTATGGGTTGAAACTTGTTTAGATTGTAATTCAAATGAAATTGTAATTTATAAAGGAGATGAAACAACTAAAGATGAAGAAATTTATAATTATTTTAAAAATAATAAGACAATTTCTTATTTTAATTAAATTTTTTAAAAGCTCTCTTAATTGAGGGCTTGGTGAAAATAAGTTAAAAGGGAGAATCAATTTATGATAAAAATATTAAATATAATTAATCCTGAAATATTAGATGAAAAAAGACCAGGGATTTGGGATTATGTAGATATGGAAGTTCAATATGAAAATGGCACAAAACAAAGAGTTTTAAAAAGTCTTCCTGAATATAAATTATTTGTTTATAAAAATGAACTTATCAATAAAGGATATGACGAAAAAGAACTTGAAATATTATTAGATTTACAACGAGATGCAGTTAATCATGAAAAAGATCAAGAGGAATGTTCTTAGTAAAAATAAAGGAAAACCAGGTAAAATAATATGAATAAAGAATATGCATTAGATATAATATCAATGATAGAACGTCATACACTAGAAAAAACATCTTCATTAGCAAGAGAAGCCGCAAGTTATTTAATGAATTTAATCTTTAGGAAGAAAAATAGAACTCAAGAAGATAATGAACTTTATGAAAAATGCTATACTATAAAATATAATTCTAAGTTTTAACTATTTGTTTTTCAAAAAATAGTTTTTATGAGAGCATAGTGTTAAAAGGAAAATATCATGAAAGAAGTAACATTGAAATTCTCAGACTCTGATTCAAGAATCATATATTGCTTCTTGAGAGATAAATACAATAAATCAAATAAAATTACTTTGGAAAAATTATGTGAAATTGCAATTAGAAAAGAAGTAGCTGAACAAGCAAAGTTTGAAGTTGAAGAAAATTTAAGAAAATTATAAAACGCCTTTTTTAATTAGTTTGACCTTCAAATTAAGCCTTTATTCTGCATAAAGGCTATTTTTTTATAATAATGGGTTTGCTGGTGAGTATAATTTAATATTATCAATAGCACAAGTTAAACTCAATATAAGAGGTTCTGGGTCATCTTGAGCAAAAGAAAGTGGTTCTAATGATTTATACCTCATCCCTTCTACTTTTATCCAACATAAAGAAGGAAGCCCAGTAGTCATTTGAGGAATTATTATTGCAGTTTTTTTAGCTTCATTTTGATTATCTTTAAAAACATAATCCCCAGGAATCCCAGTATAATACTTTAAATTAACAGTAGCAGCCATCCATTTTTGGATATAAATTCTTGCAAAAGAAACTTCATTATCTAATATTCGAATCGTCATTTCTGAGGGATACTCAATATCTAAAACTCCTTGTTCATGATTATATCTTATATATTCTAAGCTAAAAAAAGGAACATCAATAGATTGTACATAAACAGTTGTCATTGCTGTATCAAGAGCAATAAATGCTGCATTGTTTGCAGAAATATTTTGGGGTGAAAGAGTCATCTCAAAAAGATTCTTATTTTGTGGATTAAAAACTTCAAGAAGAGTTTTAGCAGCAGAAGTAGAAATAGCAGCTAAATCGGCGGCTTTCTTTGTAGCATTAACTGTTTTAGAATTTACAAGGGCCATATAATTTCTTAAGCGTTCTCAAATTTTAAATCTATATAAGTCCATGAAATTGTGCATCTTAATGGATCCGAAGCATTATTGTCAAAGGGTGTCAATGACCATGCAACTGGTTTAGCATTTTTAAATCTTATGACTTTTTTTACTGCATTTTGTGTATCCACTGGTTGACAAAGAACAGTTGTTCTAGTCAAGGAATCTGGTAAAGCAGTTCCGGTAATAGGATCATATACAGAATTGCAATAATCTATTACAGCTTGAACTGAATTCCAATCTTGATCTACGGCGAATTCAGTAGTAAATTCTTTAGTAGTTTCTGTGAGAGTTCCGGTTTTATCTACTTTTATGCCTTTTTTAAAGATCGAATATACATTTACTCTTTGTTCTGGAACTGAAAATTGCATGTCACACCTTAAAGCAATCTCATCTGCATCTCCACCAGTAGGAAATCCTTCTGGAAAAGAAATATCAAACATATTTGTTAAAGCATCATTCCCTAATCCAAAAATAACGTCTGTGCTCATTATTTTACCTCAATAATAATTGTTATTTATTAGTAAACAAAGATATTAAAAAATTATTTATGTTTTTAATAGGATAGAAAAAAATTTCATTTTTTTTGAAAAAAATGCAAAAAATTGTTTACAAATTCTTTTAAATTTATTATATTGTTTATATAAATTATTTAAAAGGAGAAGTAAATGGAGACAGTAAAAGAAATTTTTGAGGGAGTTGAAATAAATTTTGTTAAAGAAATTCAAAATTTTAGAAAAATAGCAAAACGAAATAATATTTCAGAAGAAGAAATAAAAAGAATTTCAATGAAAGTTTGGAAAATAACAGATTGTGAGTATTCGGATTGTTTTTAAAACTTACCTTTTTAATTATTAAATTAAAAAGCCCTTATAAATTGTTATGAGGGCTTATTTTTTTTATACAAATTTAATTTTTTCTTAAGTAGGTGCTGTACCTGTAAGTAATGAACTAATTACAGTTGATTGACTTACTCTTCTAAGATTCATCAGTGTGAATTGACTGTTTGGCATAACTTTAATATAAATATCTACAATAAATTCTCTTTTATCTAATACATCATCTCCATTATTACTTGAATCACACACAACAACAAATTCTCTTATCCAACCGTCTGCTGCAATTGGTTCTAAGAAAGATGTAATAAGTGTCTTTGCTTTAAGTCTATGGACATTATCATTAACTTTGAATTCTTGCTGTTTCAGTACTTGCCGCTGAACTACATCATTTATATAATTGTAGAGTCTTCGAGTTCCAACAAAAGATGTATCATTGTTTGTAGATTGTAGAGTCTTGTCTCCATAAATCTTTAATCCGTCTGTATCATCCCAAATCAATGGATTAATTTGTGCCTCATCAAGAATTTGTAAATCACTTCCAAGTCCTTGATCATAATCAGTATAGTCATTTTCCATCTCAACAACTTTCCAATCTGAAAGTAAACCACCATGATTGTTTTCATCAATACCAGCCGGACTTGCTGCATCATATACATTATACATTTGTGCGTATTTTCCACCAATTGAACCAACATGAGATATCCATGCAAAAGAATCATTGTAATCATCTTGGATTCTAGCTTGGTTTGTATATAATGAAATTTTATCTGAATTTATACCTAATGAATTTCTGTAATCAACGGCTTCGGTTGCAGTATGCCCATAAGGAATGCAAGAAATACCATGTGCCCATTTTTGATAAGTTGATACTAAAGTATTTATTGTTGTAATACTTTCTCCATTACAATCCATAAAAATTTTAGCTTTATATTTATTAGCTTTTTGAAAATTATTCCAACTAGTTGTATAATTTCCAGTTGTTGGATCAGACCCTCTTGTTCCACCAGCAAAACTATAAACAGTTGTTCCTGGATTAACAAGAGTTCCACTGGAATAAGTAGTAGAATTTACCTTCATTTGAACATAAGGATTATCATCAAATACATCTTCGTAATACAATGATCTTCCAAATCCATCTTTTTCTCTTATAAGAGAATAATCATAATAAGTAAGATAAGAATTACCAAGTGTGGTAACTTCATATAAAGTTAAACGATATTTGGATCCAGATACATATTTTACAGAAGCTGCTAAATCATCATCATAAGGAGAAGTTGTAAAAAACGAATGTGAAACTTCAGTATGAGTTCCATCGTAAACAAAAGTGTCCCAATCCCTTCCAGTTGAAAAAGCCACAACTCCACTAGATTGAACGTCAATTCCACCATATAAACTTCCACTTCCCAAGGCAGAAACAATCCAGCAAGGAGCTTTTCTACAAAAAGCGATAGCTTCAAAAACTTCTGGATAAGTAGAAGAAGGATCTCCAAAATATAAAAGTACATCTTTTTCTGATTGACACTTAACTGGGGTAGTACTTCCCTTTCGAGATTTTATTACCATTGCTCCAGTTTCATCTATCGAGTTTTGGACAAACCCAGCTAATCTCGAATCTTCTTGTGTACGGGACCTAAAAGCCATAATTTATTTCCTCTTCATTAATAAAGTGTATTCATTATCTTTGTAATGATTTTTGGTTTAATTCTATTATCTAAAATCTTAGGGTCTAATCGAAATTCTTCATCAGTGATTCGAACCAAATTTTTGATAGTTTTATTTTGTAATTCATCTTTTTCTTTTGTTTTTAAAATCGCTTTACCTAAATCAGTTTCAAGAAATTCGTCTTTATAATTTGCCAATCCATGCCAAAATATTCCATCAAGTTGAATGTATAAATCATATTTTGGAGAATAAAAATCTATCATCCAATCTCCATATCTTTTTTGATGATCTATATTTGGATCAACATTTTGCTTTATATATTCAAAGCAATCTATTTCAACTTGAGACTGAAAACATCTTCCAGTTTTTGCATGACGTTCCATTTTTCGTAAATTTGCTTCAGAGATTTTCCTGGAATTTTCACTTTTTTGCTCTTCTGTCCAATTAGCTCTTGTTTCTGCTCCTTTTTGAACAATATTATTCATATAAACTTTATGCTCTTTTTCTGTCATATTTTCAAAAAAAGCTTGTAATCCGCCGCTTACAGATTTACTAAATTGTTCTCGTTCTTTATCTGTTTTATTATCCCAAATTGCTTGGATTATTTCGCTATGCTGCTGTATATTTTCTTCATTATTCCAATATTTTTCTAATGCTTCTTTAATTCTCGGAACTCTATCTGCATTGAATTCTTCTCTTTCTTCTTCTGTCATATTTTCAAAGAAAGTTATATTTGACTCACTTATTTTTTTATAATGCCTTTGTTTTTCTTCTTCAGGTCTATTGGCTAATGCTTGTTTACAAACTTCAATTTGATTGCTTCTATATTTTTCGTCTTCAGCCCATTTCTTGATTAGCGCTTCGCTAATAGATTTTCCACCACGCTCATATCTTTCTTTTTTCTCTTCTTCTGTAATTGAATTTAAATATATTTGATGCCCTTGTCTTACTCTTTCTTGTTTTTCTTCAGGCATCTCGGCCATTCCTTTTTTAGTTCCAGCAGAAATATTTTTCTTTATTTGTTCTTTTTCTTCTTCAGATTTATTTTGATGGATTTTAGATCTATGTTTACTCCAACATAGCTCACAAACAGACCAAATTTCTAGTCTACCCCATTGATTCTTTCGAGTACGCAGATTTTCTGTTGTACCACAATATTTGCATGTCTTAGTTTTCATTTTATTATTAGTAAAAAAGAAGGAAAAAATTTGATAAAAAATTGAGGTTTTTATACTCCTTTTAGAAGTATCATATTTGGAAAATTATTCCATTTCTCCAAGATTTCTTCTCTTAATTCTTTAGCTCTTGTTCTTATATCAGCTACATTAATATCTACATCAAGAGTTCCATCTGTAATTAATCCAAAGATATCTGCCATATGATCCAAGAGTTCTGCTTGAGCAAGTTGTATTACATCAAATTTTCTTTGATATCTAATATCTTCAAAAGAATTTGAATATTTTGCCCATGTAAGATTTATCATACCTGTTGTGGATGTATAAATAATGACTTTCCTGTCTTCTACATTGATATTAAACTTATTTGTTGCAAGTGCATTAATTTGAGATTTTAATGCGTATCTTGCATCATACCTTTGTTGATACAATTGATTTGGATTGTAGCCTCTTTTATTATATATGGTTGCATTTCCAGCTACCCCATATTGTTGAAAAGCCACTATGTCCCAAAATGAATTTCCAGTTCCACCAATCATTCCAGAATTTACAACTCTGCAATCTAATAATCCAAATGTGTAGTCATCTGGAAATTCTACAGTTAAAGAACTATCAGAATTAGCTGCATATTCAACTTTAGATTTTAAAGGAAATTTTATAAAATATCTTGTCATTGCAGGAAATACTGCATATTCCTTTATTTCATCATCAGTTAAAGAGAAATTAGCAAGTTTTGGATAAGCAGTAACCTTTTTTACCTGATTAAGCCATCCAGAATTTATAGTAATATTTGTATATTCAGAAGTTGCTGGAACTACCCTAAAATATTCCTCAGCATTATCTACTACGATGCTATGTAAAGTAATATTCCAAACAATTTTATAATAATCAGAAATTTCAGCAGTAGATTCCACATCATAAGTAGCTGTATAAATTCCAGTATCTGTGTGAATGCTTGTTCCAGTATAAAGTTCTACATCATCCGGATCATATATAGTAAATGTAGGAATTGTGTCTGCATTAGTTAAAGGGCCTTCATAATAAGGTCTAAGATACATGTCCAACGAAACAGTGTTTCCTGGATTTACAGTTGTTTGATTTTTACCCGCCATTTAATTATCAAATCCTGCATAAGGTACAGATCCAAATCCTTCAATATTCACAATCTGTACGAATTGTTTTGGTGTAGTTGCGCTATCTGCCTCAAAGTAATATTGACCATTTTGAATTGGAAGATAATCATAATAATAAACCCCTGGTCTCAAAGGATGTTCAGTCATTGTAAATGGACCTGCTTCTGTATCATCGGGAAGCAAAACAGTTAAAAGAACATCTATAAGTCCTGTTTGAAACTTATCTGCTACATAATATATTCTATAAGTTTCATTTACTAACGCCATTTATTATACTCCAATTAATATTATATTTGCATCTACTGGAGAAGTACTATGAGCTTGTACTCTACAATTTACTATTCCAGATCCTACTGCTGAGGGCATTTCCCATGCTAATTGGCCAGCAACTCTTATACTAGAAACAGTTTCAGATAAAGCATTTTGAAAAGTAAGTGTAGCATCTTCTGTTTCTGCAAAAACAGTTTTAAGAGTTCCTATCTTAGAAACCCTAATGTCAATATATCCATCACCTATTACAAAATCAGCAATATTCCCTTCTATTTTACCTTTTACTATTATAGTATTAGTATAATAAATAGGAGTTACTTCCTTATTATCTGTTATTTCAATATTATATTTTATGGACATAGATTATTTCTCTATAATTTTAATAATTATTAGTAAAAATTTTTAATAAAACTTATGTAATTTCTTATAAGCAATATTAGTTAAATCTATAATATCCTCCGGAGTAGGATCTAATCTTTTTTGTTCTTCTTGATAAATTGTAGTGGGTAATACTTCATGAAAATAGGCTCCAAAGAATGCTTGGCAATGTGCATCGCTACAATCTTTCGCATATAATCCCGCGGTTGAATTTTCCCAATCGCCAAAATATTTATTTATAGTATTTCCAGGGGGATGATCAATTTTTTCTCTATTTTTGTTCTTTATTCTAACAAGACAAGAAAGATTATTTTTAAGAAATATATTCTTACCTGCTTTTATTGATTCATTTGTAAGATGTGTAAAATATGTTAAATAAGGGGTCAAAGAAGTATCTACAGATTGCTTATAAGCATCTATCTGTGCTCTTTCTAATTGTTGTATTTGATTCTGAGACTGAAAAGTATCAGTAAACAATCCATGAATAGAAATAATACAATATTTTCTTAAATCAACTAAAAATTGAGGAACCGCAGATAAGTTTATTCCGGTTTCTCCTGGCCCAATAACAAAAGCAAAATCTGTTATATACATAATTTTATTTTTAATATTATCCCATTCTTTATGAACGCAGGCAAATCCTTGTAAATCGCCCTTAGCAGAATATGCGTTGTCTAAACCCCAATATCTTATTTCATTGGGAGCTCTTTTAAATATATATTTTCCAGATGCATTTTTATTAAAAAATTTATCTCTTAATAAATTCCATAATAAATCTTCCGGAAATTGTCTGCTATCTGCTGTAATAATACCCTCAATATTAGTTAATGAGGAATTATTAAATAAATTAGTTATATGTTTAAAATCTTTAATAAATTTATTTTCATTAGATGTAGGCTTACCGGCTGCATCTTTTATACTACGAATGAGATTATCTTCAAATTCTTGTTTTAGATCAATTGGCACATTAACTATTAAATCTAATGGAACTCCTTCTAAATCTTCTTGTTGAGTAACTATTTTTGCTGGATGATCCGCATTCCCAGATATTACTTTAAATGTTTCTCCGGTTTTTCTCCATTTTGGGTACAGATCTGGTCTAGCCTCCCATCGTGATTGCCAATTAAAATATACTCCTTTTCTACCTTTAAGATTTTTAATTAAGAAATTCTCTATAGGTGATCCTTCATCATTAGCACTTGTATCATAATATAAAAAACATAAATGGCCATTTTTTACTGTTGCATCAATTCTAGCAGCTAAATCTGTCGCCAATCTTAAAATTTCATGTTCAGAAGTACCTGCATATTCACAGAAATAGGAAATTTCGGAAATTGCAGCACATACCACATCGGCGCCTATAAAGGATAAAGCTTCTGCGTTCCCCATATGTATTTGAAGACCTGAAGCCAAAGTTATTTCTCCTGTAGCAGCTGATCTTGACCAAACTATTTTTTCTATCCCTACTTTTTCTTGCATTCTTAAAACTTGATCAGATTTTTCTACTTTTATAAAACGTTTAGAATGAGTTAATATATTATAGATAGGACGTAAGTATATTTGTTTTGTTTTATCAAATTTAAAAGATACTATATAAATGCAAAGTTCTGCTAAAGGGGAAAGTCCATAAAAGCGCCCAGGGTCTCTCAAACAATGAAAAAACACAATTACATAGATAAATATAAGTCTAATTAAAAAACTTTTTCCAAGACGAGTTCCACCATATTCTACAATTTTATTATATGGATCACCATCTTTATCACCATTTATTATTTCTATAAATTGCCTTTTTATATGTGGAAATATGGAGTCTATTATTCTTTTAGACAACCATTCATTTTTTGGATCTAAAAATTCTTCTGGACTGGGTGGTGGTATTTTGAATATAACTTTTTGAATTTTAGATTTTAAATCTGATAAAGTGTCTTTATCTTTAAATAGATCATATATCTGCTTTTTTTCTTCTGCTGATAAATTATCATATTTGTCATCTATGATTTGCTCTAATTCTTTATTCATTATAATAAGCCCAATGATATCCTTTAGAGCAAGTTTCTTTTCTATTTTTACAACAGCCATCTATATGATAACGTTTAATATTATAAAAAATAGATGCTTCACCAATGCTACCAAAAATTTTCTCTGTATCTAAATTTATAACTTTCTTTGAATTACAATTTTCTGCACCTCTTTTTGCAATTTTTCTTTGCGCTTCTTTAATATTTTTAGAAGCTTCTTCGGGATTTTTATTACTTCTTCCTTTATAAAATCCTTGAGAAATTAAAAAATCTATATTTTCTAGAATTCCTCGTCTATTTTCTTTTCCATTTGTGTACCACGTAAAAGTTGTTCCATACATTGGATTATTTTCGCCCTTAACTGTTCCATTTTTTTCAAAGGTTTCTTGTTGTTTTCTTGTAGCTTCTTTACCAGCGGTTTCCTTCCAATTAGGATCATTTCTTTTATTACTTATTTTCTTTCCAACTTCTTTTCTTTCATCCTCAGATAGATTTTTCCAATAGTTAGATTTTTTATCACTAATAGATTGTAAAGATATATGTGTTTCTTTTGTTTCATTTTCACACCATATTTTTATTTTGCCGAGTTCATAACGTAGTCTATAAGTTCTTTTTGCCTTTTCTACTGCTGGCTTTCCAATTTCTTTTATCCACTCTGGATCATTTCTTATTTCTATTTGTTTTTTTACACTTTTAGCAATTCTTTCATCAGTTTCTTTTGTTAAGTCAGTATTCCAAATTATTACAGATCCGTCATTTAAATGTTTTTTTAATGTTTTTAATCTTTTTCTTGTAGCCTCTTTTCCAACTGTAGTTTTCCATATAGGATCTGATACAGTTTCTTTTATTGCTTCAAAAATTTCCTTTTTTCTTGGATTGCGACTCATTGTATCACCACCAGTATCTTTGCGCAGAATGTTGTAACCATAAAGCGGATTTAAGACATTAAAAAAATCTTTGCATTCAGCTTCGCAATACTCTAATTCTTCTTTTGTATTACAAATTCCAAGAATAATTTTTTTTAGAAAAGAAGTTCCCCTCTTTTTTTGTATTTTAGAAATTATTGTTCCAGAACCATAATAATCATTTGTTTCTTCTATTCTTCTTTGTCTTTTTCCCACATAACTCATCTGGTTTTTCTGATCATAAGTTAAATAGATATATCCAAAATAATCAGCTTCTAACCATTCCATAGGAATTTCTTGTTCATAATAAGCAATAGATTGTAATATGTTTGACATTGACTTTTCACTCTCCGGAGTTTTAGATTTTTCAAGAAAATTGCTGTTTTCTTTGTATTTATTAGTAAACATTAATTTTTAAAAATTATAAAAAATTAAACGGAAATAAGAGTAACCGGAGAGCTCAAGGTAGGAGTTATCTACACTCTTACTTGTCAGGCAGCAACCCTATCCGTTTAATTATTAGTAAAACATAAAAAAATCTCTACGCAAATTAATGCATAGAGATTTTTTGTTAAGGGGGAAAACTATGAAATTAAAAATTAAGACTACATCCAATTCCAAAAGAATTCTTAACTGGTGTAGAATATTCGATACCATAAAACAAATGTAAATTTGTATTATTAAATGGTTTTCCAAAATTATAAGAAATTGTTCCACCAGTTGATTTTATACCAATTGCAGCATTAAATCCAATATTTCTTATAAAAGTCATATTCAAAGGAGAAAGACTTATTAATTTTATTCCAATTTTTGCATCAACTAAATCTGTAAAATTATTTTCTTTGAAATCTGAATTTATCAAAAATGCTCCAAGCCACAACTTCATTGGAAACCATCCCTCTTCTTTTTCTTTAGGATTTATTGTAAATTCAATCTCATATTGTAAAGGATTGTCCTGATATACCTCAATTGTAATATGCTGCTTTACTTTATTATTGTCCAGAAATTCATATTCAATTTTTGGTTTTTCTTTTCTTAATTTTTCATTTCTTTTTATATATTTTTGAATTTCTGATTTATCTTTTTTGAACTGTTCAATTATATTATCAACTTCTTTTTCTGTGAAACATACGTTTCTTTGTTCTACTTTAACTTCCTGAGCAAATGAAGTAGAAATGAGTAATAAAATTATAATTAGTATATATTTAACTTTCATAATTTCCTTAAAATATCCTATTGAGGGACCATGAAGATCCACTCAATAGGGACAGCACATGGCAATATCTTATTTCTAAAGTTACAAAGCATCATTGAAGCACATGGCTTTTTATTATTTTTATGATGCCGGAGAAGTCTCACTTATCTTCTCTATGGAAGCAAGAGCTTTATCAATTGTTTCAAGTTTGTCTTTTACTTTCTCTTTCTTAGCTTTAGCTGTTTCCTTTATATTTTCCAGATCCTGCTTTGCTTTTTGAACAATTGCTTCTTTTCTACTTTGTTCAATTTTGTTCTCCTGAACAACTTCTTCTACCCAATTCTTTAATTCAGCTTCGAGATTAATTATTTTGCTTTCTTGATTTCTTATGTTTTCTTCAAGACGAGACTCTTCCTCAATAATATTAAGTTTAGCCTCAGTTAATCTCTCAATAATACTGTACCTACTCTGACTTACTGACATTTTGATTCTCCTTTAATTCTTCTATTGATTCATCTCTATATTGAACTTCTTTTTTAAGAGTTTTTATTTCACTATCTCTCCATTCTATAGTTTTTTTAAGAGTTTTTGTTTCTTCTCTTAATTCTTTGATTATTTCTACCATTTCATATGATTTTTCTAATGCTTCAGATAAATTTAAAATTATAGTTTCATTTATATTATTCATTATTTTTCCTATTCTCCAAAAATTCTATCATATTATCAATATCTGTAATTATTTCTCCAGAATCTAAAGAAGGTTGACTAACAACATCAGTATCTCCTGGGGTTACTGGTGGTTTTTCAATTTCTTCTTTAAAAAATCCAAAATATTTTAATGTAATTATAATGCAAAAAACTGAAACTACATATAAAATTACTTTTATAAAGAAGATAATTTTTTCTGATTTTAGGTTTATCATTTTATTTATTAGTAACTCTTTTAGCAGTAGAGATAAAAATTAACCAACAAAACCATCCAATATACCATCCTTGTTCTTCTTCTGTTACATATACCTTTGCAATCAGTGGAAGAAGATAAAAATAAGACAATGGCTTACCAGAATCTGTTTTAAAATCTTTTAAACTATTAAATACTTCCATTTTATTTTCTCCTTATACTAATAATATAATAAAAAACTTTCTAAAATTGTAAAACTTTTTTCAAAACTTTCACCATATTTGGATAACAAAAACTTGGAATTTCTTTCATGGAAATAATCTTATATCTATCCATTTCGAGAATTTGTTCTCCACTTCTATCAAAATAAGAAGTGCAAAAAAGAGTACTCAGGGGGATATTTTGTTTAAGATCTGGATATTCAATCAAATATAAATATAGGTCTTTACTTGCAGTATATTCATAGAGCCCTAATACTTGAAACCTAAACCCAGGTTCATGTATTCCAAATTCTTCTAATAGCTCTCTTTGAGCAGTTTGCAAATAAGTTTCACCTTCTTCATGTCCTCCTTTAGGAAGATCATATTTATCTTTTCCAGTAACATGGCCTAGAAGAATATTTTTCCCATCTGTTAATATTGTTCCACAAGATAATTTTTTCATGTTTTTTTATTCATAATCTTATCATAAATTCTATTAGCTTCTAAAGTAACATCTGCATATAAATCAGCTCTCTTTTCTTCTTTTTCTAAATTTTTATATGGTTTTCCAACAGCATGACCGATTTCATGAGCAATTGTTTCAAGTAACTCTCTTTTATTTTTACCATTCCACCAAATATGAATTGTATTTGGAATTTGTTTTGAATAAAAACCCCAAGCTGAATTTCCTAAATTTTCTTCTATTTCCTCATACGTCAATAATTCATTTTTATGGAAAAAGTTACATTTTGCTTCTTTCAATTCTGATTTTTTAATTCCCCAATAAGCACAAAAAATGTCTTTAAAAGTTTTATAAAATTTATATTTGATTTTCATAAGGAATTTCTTTTATTAATTGTATTTCTTTAGCAAATATGGTCCCTTTAGGCGGTTCAACAAGAAGTTTATACTGCTTGAAATATTTGTTCAATGAATTTTTTTGAAATTTTTTATTATAACCAACAAAATTTTTTATTACCCCCTAAAATCACCAAAGTCCATAAAAATTACTTTTTCTTTGAAGTGAGTATATTTTACTTTATAATATACAAAACTATAATTACGGGTTTTATTATTGACTTCAAGTTCGCTCATAAAATTAAACATGTTGTTTTTGTTGTTAAAAATAGCAATCCAAGGATTTCCTGTTATTACTTCTTTTGAATACTCATTAAAATAATTTGTTTTAATAGTATCATTTTCTATAAGAAGTCTACCTAACAAAAATGAATATAATTTACCATCATATTTTGTCAAAACCTTATAACCTGTTTTCATTTTATTTTCCATTTTTTCTCCTTTAAATTTTTAATAATTTTATCATTATATCTACATAAAGATTTTTATCTACTGAATGCTTTAGGGTAGATTTTTCATAAGCATCTGGCAATACTACTTTATCAAACTCTTCCGCTTTTTCTATCACCCATTCATAGGAATATTTTCCATTTCGTATATCTAAAAGAAAATCTTTTTCTGGCCTCTTCACACTATAAGTTTCCTTTTCAAGAATCTCTAATCCACCCAACATAAGACGAAATAAATGACTGGTGTGTTTTGTATCAAAATTGTATTTTTTCTCAAGTTCGTGCCTTTTGATATTTCTGTTATCCTTCCATTGCTTCCAGGAATTGTATTCCTTCAAAGATTGATCGAATTCGTCTTTAGCAAAAAATAAAAGACCTACAAATTTTTTATCATACTTACTTATATTTTCTTCAAAATAAAAAGTACAATTTTTTTCATCAGTCCAACCATTAAAATTTAATACTTCCCCAAACTTTCCTATTACCCATACTTTATAAATTGTATTTGTCTCCTTAGTTAAAAAAGAACATTGACTCCACGATAATAAATGAGATTTGTCTCTATGTGTTTTTCCATCTACCTCTATAATTCTGCAATAATCAATCATTTCTGGTTTTTTGTCAAACTTTCCAGATTGCTCCTTCGACATCCATTTTGAATGGCCTTTTATACGTTTCATTTGACTCATTGCGTAGCCGGTGAATTTATGGCGGGATAACTTAGACAGCATCTCTTTTCTTCTGCTTCTTATGTATTCATAGTCTTTAGTTTTATACAATATATCTGATTCGTCAACAAATATTAATTCTAACATATTGGGATTTTGTTCAATAATAAGTTTTAATGCTTTACTTAAAGAATAAATAGTAATGTTTATTTCTTGTTCTTGTATAAAACCCTTAAATTCAATTTGATCAATTTTATTATATCCTAAGATCATTTTAAAATTATCTTTGAATATTCCTATCATATCTAAATCAGAATTTTCAGATTCCATGCCATAAGCATATGAACCAGAAGTCATTAGCAACATTAAGTTCTGCTTTACATAGTCTACAATATATTCCTGCTGTGAAAAAACAGAAAATAAATTATTAATTTTAAATTTCTTATATTCTAAATAATCTTGTTCTTTATTGTACATTTTCTTTAACCAGCCAATTTAAAAAGGAATTATAATCTTCAAAAATATAAATTTCATTTCTATAAATATGATTTATTATAGCTTCTTCTGGTGAATTGTAAAATTTGCCTCTTCCCGTCCCCATACCATTTAATCTCATCCAACAAGCACCTAATTTAACTTTAGCTAATTTATAAAAACTATTATTTGCCTTTAAGATAATTATTGAATCTTCTTTAAAAGAAATTTTATTTATTTCAATAACATCTTCATCACTTATTTCATTTTTAAAATAATCTGTTTTGCCCTTTAACCAATTTGAATCATGTCTTTCCTTTCTTGCTCTATCAAGTACATCTTTAAAATTTGCCCTACTTCCAAAAGTATCAGCAAACCATTCAATTGCTTTTGAGCATGCATTTTCTTTTATTAAATAAGTAATATCAATTTCTTTATATTCTTCAGTTAATTTTTCTATTATTTTTTTCATTTTGATTTTTTTTTCAAATAACTTCATAAAATCTTCATATTCAATATAATTAAATCCATTATTTGTTTCTTTATAAAAAGCAGAGGAATTGTAATGTAAGAAATTAGATGAATTAACAAAAATTCCAATTTTACCAAATCCGTTTGTTCCGGTTAAAGGCATTACTATATCTTCAATCCAATCTTCAACAGAAAGAGTGCGTAATTTTCCTTCCATTTTCTTGCAAACATCTATTAAAACATCTTCCTTTATAGGAATATTTATTACTGCATAGGGTTTTTCTGGTAACTTATTCATTTTATTTCTCCTAATTTATATTTTTTGTAATTTCATTTAGATTCAATACTGGAATCATATCTTTTTTCTTTTTACCACAAAACATGCAAATAAAAGTAGGTACATCATCTTTTAAAGTAGATAAGTCTATTTCCCAAAAATGATCACATTTAATTTCTTTTTTCATTATTAATATTCCTTGTCAAAAATTTAGTACTTGTGCCATCATTACAATACAGATATTCGTATTCAAATCCTAAATTTTTCAATCCTCTGTAATAAATTTTTCTTCTTCTATTATCTGACCAAGCAACTACAATTTTTTTATTCATTTTCTCTTCTATCATAAAATCAATAAATAATTTTACGGCTAATTTTGCTAATAATAATGATTCTAATCCAACTTTTCCAGTACTTTCATGTTCAGTGATATTGTGTTTTCTTTTTGAATAAACTCTTGTTTCAATATAAATAATATCCCCTTCATCCCAAAATTTCATTTCTAAAGTTTGATTATTAGAAAGTTTTTCTTTGAACAGATAATAATCAAAGTCATCTTTATTTCTTATGTATTTAAACATTTTATAACAGCTTTAATTCTCCTGTTATTTTATCAATCTTCTCAGCTTCATCCGGACCGATTGCAAGACACGTATAGGTCGGCTTGTTTATTTTGCCTGTTCCATTACAATTATGGCAAAAATATTGTGTATCATCTATAATTAAATCTCTATTATCGTGACCCACATTATCTTCACATTCATACCAATCTTTAAAACCTTTTCCATTGCATCCAGGGCACTTCTCTTTAAACTCTGTATTCCCATTATCAAGTATAATTGCATTTACAATGTTTGCTTCATTAGCTTGTTTCTGTAAGTCAAAGAGATCTTCCTCTGAATTGCAACCTACTACTATTTTTGTGAAAGATGAATTTATCCATTCTATCATTTGGGAAGTTGTATGGACCCCAACATTAATAGATGCATTAGGAAAAATATTTGAAGCTTTCATCTTAAAACTTCTATCAAAAAATACTTTCATAGAAGCATGGGCAGCCTAAGCCATTTTCTTTCCAAGTCTAACTTGTAAATCTTTTCTCCAAACAATAACCTGTTTAATTTTATTCATTATTTATATCCTTTTTAAATTTACAATTTTCAAAATGCCATCTATGCATTGTTGTACCCCCTTCTTTTCCACAATACGGGCATTTTAAAATTTTTTGTTTTTTACCTTTATGTGCTTTACTTTTCTTCTGCTTTGTTTCTAACGAATCTTTTTTCCCAATATTTACCTTTGATAATTTTTGTTTATGCTCTTTTGTTTTTGGAATTCCTTTCATTCCTTTTGATATATTCTCTCGGTCTTTTTCACTTCTATTTTTATTATAAAGCGGATGATTTTGCTTATAGTTCCAAATATTTTCTGGTGTAGCTTTAAATATGTTTGTTAATTTTCCTCGCATATTTCCTCTATTAAATTTTGATTCTCATTTACAATATAATCATTTTAATTTTTACCATGTTATTTTTTCAGCATTATAATTATTTTCTATAAGAAATCTTTTAACTTTATAACTACTAAAATAAACTAATTTGCTAATTTTTCTTAAACTTTTCTCTTCTAAAAATAATTGAATTATTTCCTTTTGAATATTTTTTGGAATTTTTTTAAATTGAGGATTTAATTCTTTTATTTTTGCAATACTGCATTTTCTTCGTTTTTCATCAGATTGTGGTAAACCACTTCTAGAAATTGATTGTTTTCTTTTAATTTCATTTGATTTTTCTTTACCAAATTTTTCATCATAAGATTTACTTGTTTTTTCTCTAAAACTATCAACAGATTCTTTTGGCCATTTTTCTTCAATTGGCCTTTTTGCATTTTGCATATTTTGTATATATTTCTCAGAACTCATTCTTTCTTTCCATGATTTCCCTTTTTGTGATTTACTTATCGATTTTCGATGTTCTTTTGATTTTGGTTTTCCTTTTTGTCTTTTACTAGATGATAAACCAATTTCTTTTTTTGTGCTTTCTGTGTGTTTATATCCCGCAGTTCCGTGTCCATCTGTTAATAATATATTATATCCATATTTTTTATTAGTTGTATTAAACAATAGTTTACATTCTTTTTCGTATTTTTCTAATTCTTCTCTATTATAGCCTATACCTAAAATTATTTTTTTAAAAAAATATTTTCCTCTAGCTTTTAATTTCTTTTTTATAATTGTGCCAGATCCATAATAGTTTTTTGTTTTTTCAATTTTATCTTCTTTTTTTCCTACATATCCCAATTTATGCTTTTGGTCATAAATAATGTAAATATAACCAAAATAATTCGAATTTAACCATTCTTCAGGAACTTTTTGTTCATAATAAGCAATTGATTGTAGCATCGATTTTTACTCCGTAGATTTAATATTATAAAAATTTGCCAATTTTTATAATTATTAGTAACTATAGAGTAAAAAATATGATGGAAATAAGAGTAACTACGGAGTTCAAGGTAGGATTACTACACTCTTACTTTCGGCTGGCAAACCTATCCATCTATTATATTAGTATTTTCAAAGATCTAACGAGTAATTAATATCTCCTTACATATTTATACTTGTATGTACCATTCCATTTCTTTTTCCTATAGACCTCAACGAATATTGGAAAATCTCCAGGAATTTCTTTTTCGCATAATTTGCAATACCTTACCATAACTGCACCATTCTTTGATAAGTAAATTTTCTTTTAAACATAATAGTCTTCTCTTTATTATATCAATTATGCGCTTCAATCAACAATTTATATAAATCGTCTAATGTGAAAACAGGTTTTTCTTTATCATATCCAGCTTCAAGTCCGTTGCTTCCCCAGTCGTTGTCATATATGAACCAATCAATCCAATTTTGATCTTCAATAGTATCATTCATTGCAATTTTAAGAATTTCTATTTGATTATAGATCAATTGATCTCCTACATCGAAAATGTATACATTATCGAAGTACTTTCCAATGTCATTAACAAATTTTTCAAGTTCTCTTTGACTCTTCTTAATTTTTCTCATACATGTTATGAAGTCTTTTTTATTTAACATTTTTTAATCACTTCCCCTTATTGTATTCATATCTTTCAATTTTTTGTTTTCCCATAGTTGCCATCTTTCAGTCATACATAAAGATTTAAGATCACCTCTAATTTTTTGTAATAATTTTAATTTATCTTTTGCTACTAAATAATTTTTTACAGTATTATTATATTTTAAAAATTCATCTAAAGATTTTTCACCTTTTTCAAATTGTTGAATAGAAACATAATTTTCTTTTAATTCTTTTTTTAATTGTGAAACTTCAATCATTAGTTCTTTTACTTGGTGTTTAATTAATTTCTTATAGGCAATTAAATCTCTTCTTACCTTCAACCATTTATTTATTCCTCTTGCAAGCATACTTTGACGTACAATATCTTGCACAAATATTGGAAGATTAAATGATTGTAAATCTTTAATTACAAGTTCAGGGTGATTTTGTTTATAATTCCAAATGTTTTCTGGAGTAGCTTCAAATATATTTGTTAATTTTCCTTGCATAGTATTTCCTCTAATGTTTTTGGTTCAAAATCACAAACATCAACCCCAAGATTATACGCATTTTCTAATTGTTCAACCATTGGATGATGATTTTCTTTGTTACTATGTATATGTCCATAAAAATGTAAACTTCCATGATGTTTCATATCCCATACTTGTATTGGATAATGAAAAAGAATTAAAATTTGATTATTTATTTTTAATTTATAATAATCCCTACACCAAATAAATCTATTTTGTAAACTTTTATTTCTTTTTATTTCTTTATCATGATTACCATAGATCAAATAAATTTTTCCATTCAATTGATTAAGTATTTTATGAATATTACTTTCGTTGCCGAAAGCAAAATCACCTAAATGATAAATAACATCTTCTTTATTCACCTTAGAATTCCATCTTGAAATTAAAACTTCATTCATATAATTTGATGTATTAAATGGTCTATTCTCATATTTAATTATATTAGTATGAGAAAAATGTGTATCAGAGGTAAAAAATGTTTTCATAATAATTCTCCTTTTTTCATTCTTCTTCAACCTTTAAGTATTTCTCAATATAATTTCTATCTTGAGTAAAAATTGGAATTTCATTATCTATGACCCAATTATATCTTCCGGAGTACATATAACTTGCGTCATCCTCATTGAAATCTTCATTGAATTCTTTAATACAACATCTTCCTCTTCTTAGGCTTATATCAAGATCGTTCCAGTTATGTCCTTTCTGAAAACACATTTCTTGGAGTTCGGAATTATTTTTCTTATGAAGTTGTTTATGTGAATAAAGAGATTGAGCTAACATTTGAATACTATTTCTTTCCCAGTCTTTTTGTCTCCAAATAAAATAATTACATACTTCTGCTTCAGGTAATACAAAACATCTTGAATCAAATTGAATCAGTTTAGGGTTAACATATATCTTATCGTCATTATAAGAATTATATATTAACGTAAATTTAGAACTTGCTAATCCTGCAGATATACTACATATTTTCTGAATTTCATTATCAAACCAAGAGTTAGTATTTAATTTTTTATAATTGTGTAATAATAATGAAATCTCATCAGATTGAATATAAGCCATCTGAACGCCATCAATTTCTTCACAAAGATATAAAGCTGTTTCGTCTATAAATCTTATAAAAGCGGAATCAAATGGTTTTTCTGCTTTTTTAGTCAATGTGTGAAAAGCTCTGCCATCAAGTCTAATTATAACTGGCATTCTTTCAGGGAGCTTATATTTAAAAACATTTTCATAGCATTGCTTCATTCTTCCACCAATAGAATTTTTATCATCATATTTCATTTCTATTTTCCTATGTTTTTTTCATTATTATCTTCTTGAAAATGATCTATCATCTATCCAACAAATTACATTTTCTCCATTACTTCTATGATAAATCATAACATTTACAGTTTTAAGATGAATAAGATCAAGAAGTTCTTTTTCATTTATAATTTCCCCATCTAAAAAACCAGTAATATGTGCTAAATTATTATGTCAATATTTAATTTCATATTTCATCTCAAATATTTCTCCATTGCATTAAGAAAAATAATATACTTCACTATATAATATAATACAAATAATAGGAATAATGTTAAAAAAATTTCAAAAATTAATAAAATATTTTCAATTAATTTTTTATTCATAATAATTAATCTTCTCTTTTTGGAAGAATGTTGTAATCTGGCTCATCAAGAGGTATAAGAATTTCATCACCTGATTCTTTTATTTTCTCCATTATAAATTTGATACTAATATAGATACAAGTGTTCCAGTTAAAACTCCACGCATAAAATAAATTTTAGGATTTTTAATTTTAAAAATTTCCTATGCAATAGTCATTATAACCGCTATTAATATTATAGATATTATTAGTAATATCATTTTATTTCTCCTTTATCCATTTTGTTTAATATAATCTAAAGTTTTTTCGGCCCCTTTAATAAACTCTCCCCAAGTTTTGGAAGTGCTCATCCTTGACCAGTTTCCACCACAACAATCTGACCCACTGCAAATATTATTAGGCCCTAATTTACAATAACTGTTCCCTTTTTCATTTCTTTCTTTACAATAGAAACAGTCTTGCCCGTCCCATGTTTCTCCTATACGTTCTTCCATTAACCATTTATCTGGTCTATCATAATCAGGTTGTCCTTTTGCAAAACTTATCATTCTCTCATAATGCAGTATGGTAAATTCTTTTTTATCATCTTTATTAAAACAAGGTGTGATTAAACTTTTATCCTCTAAAATCTTTATAGTAATTTCCGTTCCAGGTTCGAAAGGTTTTACTAATAATCCTTTACCTGGTTGCAAATCAGTCCAACAGCATCCTAATCTTTCTAAATTCGTTAATTCAATTATAGCTCCGTTAGGACTTTCATTACTTCTAAAAACAATTGCCCCTCTATACCATGGAGCTATAACTTCACATATCTCACCAATTTGCATGTCACCCATTGGTTTTAAACCATCGTTAGTTCGTGGTTTTTTAACAATTATTTCTGTTTTCATATTTTTCTCCTTTGAAAAAATAATCAATATATTTTTGTTTTACTATTTCTCTTATTTTTCTCGCCTTTCCACAAGAAATATTTAAAACTCTAGCAACATCCCCTTTTTTATTGTATTTATTAGAAACTTCCATAAACTTTCTTTCTTCTTTTGAAAGCGTTTTTAAAAAATTATCATAATAACAATCAAATTCAATACTTTGAGAACAAAAACAATCATTGGAGGAAAAATCAGAAAATTGATGTTGCTCTGAGAAATAACTTAAATTTTGATGTACTTTGTTTCTTTTTTTATTACTTTTAGCGTTAGAATATGTAGTTAATCTTTGTTTAAAAAAAATTCCAAGAGTAGAACCGTGATTAAAATCTATTTCTTTCTTTTGAATTTTTTTCTCTATGTATAAAATATAATTAAAAATAGTTAATTTATTTATTTGATAAATATCTTCAAATTCTTCAGATTTATCTCTATTTATTTTAAATTGCTTAAAACTTGCTTTTTTAATTAATGGGTCATACTTTTTTAAAATTCCTTCATAATCTTTTTTTTCAAATAATTTAGCATCTGAAAGCAATTGTTATCTCCTTTGCCTATAAATTATAAAGCGTAATAAAACTAATAAAACAGTAATTAAAATTATACAGAATATAAGTATTCTAAAAAACACTATATCACAATTCATTTTTCATTCCTTGTAAATATAATCTATATACCCTTTTACAGGATATTCTTCTTTAATAGAAGAAAGAACTTTAGATTTTTTTTCTTCCTTGGCTTCTCGAAGTTTTATGAAATCAACATCTTTGATATTGTAAATTTTAGTATCTATTAAAATTTTTACCATTTTTTTCTCCTTTAATTATTACATTTATCTCCTTTTTAAATTTGTTTACAATAATAATATAATAAAATTTATAGAAAAAGTAAACAAAAAAATTTAGTTTTTTAACATTTTTTCTTATTTTCTTCGGATTCAAGAATTAACTTTTGTGTTAAAATATTTTTTGCAATATCAAAATCAATCTCTATGGATGCGATCTTCTTGGTATTTATTATAATCTTTTTTTCGTTTAAGGGGATGTAATTTTAGTGAAAAATTTGTTTTTGACTTATTTACAAAAATTAAACTATTATCTTTTCCAATATATCTTTTAATTTTCATAGTTATTCCTCCTTTATATTAATATAATAAACTTTTTTAAAAAATTGTTAAAAAAATCCTCCAATTTTTAATAAAAAGGAGGATTCTAAAAAAACAAAATTTAAAAAATTTTATTATGCAGCGGGGTTTATATTTTGAAGCTGCATCAATCTACAGAATTTTGTGTTAATAACAATTGAATCTTCGACTGTTGCTTTATATCCCTTAGTATAGAATTCAGGGTATTTAAGAGCCGCATCAATTTCTGTTAATACACCAAATACAACACTTAAATCAAGTCCTTCTTGAGGATTCTTGTAAGTAAGCAGTAATTCATCATTCTGAAGAATATTAGTGTCATTTGGACATACAAAAATATCTATGTCGGATAAACGACCAGCTTTATAAACACCAGATCTTGGCTGAGTTAAATCATCAACCCATAAATCATGAAGCTTAAGGAAAGGAAGTACTTTAGAACCAACAATTGCCTTGTTAATTTGTCCTCTCTTAATATCATCATAAATAGTTGCACTTACTTCACCAATTGCTTTAGTGATATTTTGTGCATGTGATTTTAAAGAAACTTCGCCTTCAGCAGCAAAATCTGCATTAAAAGTAGCTAGAGCGTTCCCCTTAGCAATTTGTCTCATTCTCTGTATTGCTTTATAATCCCTTGATTTTGCATGTTCATCTCCAACAGTCATCATTAAAAGTTCTTCTGCGTTACCAAGTCCAGTAGTTTCAAAAGTAATTTGAGTCATAGCTGAATAACTATAACCTAAAGGCATTGGACGAGCATTAAATCTTTTCTTTTCAATACTAATACCAACAGTACCCATTGAAGCAAAATTATCTGAATCTTCAGAAGACCAGTTATACATAACTTGAATAGGCGCACCATTAGCAGGAGCAACAGCAAAATTAAGAACAACAACACCTGTATCATAGTCTACAGTATTTGTAGAAGATGTATCAAGAATAGTACCTGATGTAAAATCAGAAAGAGTACCATCTCCATCATCTTTGGCAACAATAGCGCCATCAACAATTATACTGATAGTTCTACGAATAATAGGTAGAGGAGAAACAGGGGCTAATGTAAAATTTGTGGTCACGCCATTACCCGTAGCAAGAGTGCTTGAAATAGCTTGTTCTCCAGCATAGAACTGATTAATATTTTCATATATTTTTTGACCAGCGGCTGATCCACGAAGAGCGGATTCATAAGTCATCCAAATATAAAATATAGCATCATCAGTAGTCTGAAGAGGATATTCAGTAGCAAAATCGCCACGGTTAGAATTAGCAACTCCAATTTTTACAGCTCTTAGCAAATTTTCCGGCCTTACAGAAAAGTTAGTTGATATTACAGATTCAGAAAGTGTTTGCAAATATCTTTCCTGATTATTTAAAGCTCTAGCAATATTAACAGCTTTAGATGGATTAGACTCCATTACCTTTCTTATGTCTGGATTTTTTTCACTAACTTCTCGGCAAATATCAGTTTTCTGCCATTTTTCGTAAAGCATTTTTCCTTGAACATTACGAGTTTGTATACGTTCTTGGAGTTCATTCTTTACATCTTGTTCATTTCTTCCGTGTTTCATTATATTACTTAATTTCGATAAAAATTATTCTCTTATTTAAATTAATTATTTTTATAATACCTCTTTTTTAATTATTTTCTGTACAGATTTTTAATAACCAAATTTATATGCAATAGTATCATTTTGAGATACATTACTTTCTTGAATTTTAATTACTTCATTATTAGAATTTTTCTTTAATGCACTTATTTTTTCAACTGCTTCAGAAAGAGTCTTTGAACTTAAAATTTCTTTTGCAAAATTTTTAAGGTAAGGTTTACTTTCTGTCATTTCATTATAAAAATCTAAAATCTTTTGAGTGGTTTTTACTTGAATCTTTTTATTATTCACCGGCCTTTTTACCGTTTCTTGAATTTTTGTTTTTGGTCTATCTGAAGGATACCCAAATACGTAGGATTCAGTAATTTCATCATTATCTTCTAGATCACCAACTACATCAGTTTCTTCTTCCTCTGTAAAAGTTGGTGCTACTTGAGTTTCAGCTGGAGTTTCTACTCTGCCTTCTGCTTCAATATCCTCATCATAATCTTCTACATCTTCAGTATCAACTTTTGTTTCTTCTATATCTGCATAATTATTTACACCATTAGTTTCATCGACCACATTAACATAGTCAACACCAGAATCAGGAAGATTTGTTGCAGTAATGTTATCATCTATTTCAGCTTCAATAATAGGTTGTACAACTAATCCACTTTCTGTAACAATCGCATTATCATCTACATCAATTTCTTCTTCATCTTCATCTTCATCTTCTTCATCAAATTTATAGCCATATTTTTTTTCAAGTTTTTCTTCACACTTTGTTATATGACTTTCAGCTTTTTTTAACTGCTTTTCAAGTTTTTCAATTTCTTCTTTAAAAGAAATCCTTTCTTCTTTAAACTTCGCAATATCATCTTCCATAAATGCACGATCTTCTTCATAACAAGCAATATCAGCTTCCATATTTTTACGATCTTCTGCATATTGTTTAAGGTCTTCTTTCATAGCAGAAATATTCTCTTTCATTACTTTTACGTCTTCAATAATAATATCTGAACCCTCTGCAATTCCAGCCTTATTAATAATCTTTTCTGCTTTCTTATATTTTTCAGTCATTTCAGTAAGAGCGTCATTAACTGTCTCATACTTTGTTTTAAGTTCTGAAAGTTCATTTTTTGTATCTTCTAAAGAAGTAGAAGCTTTTTTAATTTCTTCTTCCATTCTCGTTTTAATCAAAGAAATAGCTTCAGTAACTTTAGTTTTCTGATCTTGCAGTTCTTCGGGAATATCTGCATAAAGTTCTTCAAGTTCGTCCAGCGATTCCCTATAATTTGCACTCTCTTTGATTCTTTTTAACGCCACTTTAATCTGATTCTTGGCATTTAAAATCTCAGTTTTATTCATTTCGGATATTCCCTCCAAATTATTGTCAATTTTTTCAATAATTTCTTGTTTATTATTAGTAAATTCTTTAAAAAAAGATTTATCTTTTTCTTCATTTTTTTGTGTACTTTCTTGTATGTTTTCAAAAGTTGCATAAGTTCCTTGTGATGGATTAAGTACAATATCACCAAGTCTCTCTAATTCAAATGTCTGAGGATTTACGGTTTTTTGATCTTCAAGAAATTCACCATAACCTACTGTTGAAGTTCCAAGTGAACCACCTGCTTCAAGTATACGAACAGGTTTTTCTTCTATAAGGTAAAGATCACTAAAAGCACCATTTTCATTAAGATGTAAATTATGCCAAATTCCCCAAGTATCTTTTACAGATCCTTCTTCAACAGGGTGATCTGCTAATGAATAAGTTCCCTCATATAAACCAGAACTTTTTACTGTTTCCCAAAGTTGCTTTGAGTAAACTCTTCTATTTTTATTTTCTGTATATTTTGAAACAGGACAATTCTTTACAATAGCAAGCGCTTTGTATTGCTTTCCTTCTGCTTCAACAAATCTGCCTTCTTTAAGAAATTCAACATTTTTTGAAGTTATGATAGAATTGCATTCTTCAATAAATAAAAGTTTGCCTTTTTCTTTGGCCTTTTCTTGATAAAATTGTAATTGTTTTTTGTTCATAATTATTTTAATTTTCCATTTATTGCTTTTGTTATCCAAAAAATTGCTTCTTGAAAATCTTCAGCAGTAGCATCCATACCAGATTTTTTTAAATCTGGAATTAATGTTCTTAACAAATAATTAACAAAATCATGAGCGTTTTTAAAATTAGGTCGAAAAGCTTCCTCAAATTGTCTCTTATATCTTTCCATCAATTATACCTCTTTCTCGTGTTTCATCATATAATTTGAACACCAATTTCCTAATTCTCTAATAAACCTTCTTGCTTCAGCATCATTAGATAAAGCGAGTTGAGTTATTATTTTAATAAATTGTTGTCTTTGTTCTTCGCTTGCAAATCTTTCATCCCTTAGTCTTCCAATCATACCCATCACTTCATCATCAGGATGATTGGCATTTAGCCATGATTTATATTCTTGTTCTGGGAAATGTCTTTTGTATTTTTTCATTTATTTTAAAATTTTATTCAATTCATTTAAAAATTGTTTTTTAAAAGATTTTATATTATTCATTTTATTTTCTGAATCTAACATATTATCTAATGCACCATATATACCTCGTGCAATTAATTCAGACATTTTTTGTTCAGTATTAAATGGATCTTCTAAAATAGGCTGAACTGCTTTAATTATTTTATCTATATAAATAGAATTAAAGTTTTCTTTAAATTCTTTCTTATACCTTTTCATCATTTATATCTTTTCATTTATTTTAAAATTTTTACAGATTTTACTTTAACCAGTTTATCTTTTTCACCCTGACCAATATTAAAAACTCTGCCTATTTTATAATAATCTTTCATTTCTTGATCTGTAAGATTTGCAGCCATATCTGTACTTAATTTTGAATTATCTGAAAAAGTAACTTCAATTGCTCTTAAATTAGATTCTTCAAATTGTCTTTTATATCTTTGCATTTATTTATAATAACCCTCTAAATTATCAATATCATTTTCTAATTGAATTATTTCTAATCTAATTGAATCTTGCCATTTTTTAAGTTCTTTTAATAATTTAACTCTTTCTTTTAGATCTTTATTTTCCCTTGTAGCTTTTGCTAATTTTAAAGCAAAAAATTTTATTTGTTCACTTTGTTTTGCTACTCTATCAGCACCTTTAGAATAAAGTTCATAACCAATATTTTCTTCAAATTGTCTTTTGTATTTTTCCATTTTACCCCCTTTAAACAAACATTATAAAGTCAACATCTAACGCGGCTGAACTCGACCCAGTAGGACATTGAACTAATATATATTTAGACTTTGGAAGAGGAAATAAATTATTTATTTCCCAAGAATCGCCATTAGCAACAGAAACTAAATCAAAATTACTATTATCTGCATGATACTCAGCTAATTGTTGATCAGAATCAATAAGTCCAATCTTTATTGCTTTACCAGTACTATTTTTAAATTGCATCCCTCTTGGATATTTGTAATGAGGAATTGAACCACCAACAATACCACTTGGAGAAAACAACATTGAAATAATACCACTTTGAACATCGGTTGTGTCTAAAGCAGCTTGTGAAAATGTTATAGTTTTTGAATACATGTATTTATTTCTCTATTATTTTTAATAATTATTAGTAAAAAAGTTTTAAAAAATTTAATTATTTTCTTCTATTTCGCTATTCAAATACAAATAAATATATTTATATAAGACTTTAAAAACATTATCTTTTATATTAAAGAAATCCAAATAAATCATCAACGTAGGGGAATATGCAACTATTCTTGTATCTTTGTTAGTTTGAAGTATTTTTAAAATTTGATTATCATTTAAACCTTTATATCTAAATTCTTCAATTATTTGCCACGCTCTAGCCATTACTTCTTGTTTATTTGACAAATATTTTTGTATTTCTTTAATATTTTCATGATCAAAAATATAATTTCTAAGTTTAATACCTTCTACTTGAACCATTTGTTTTCGATGAATCAGTTCATGACCTATAATTTTTATAATTGCTGGTAAAAATGACTTAAAATATTTATCTGATGACTGAATTTGTAACAACTGTTCAGAACATCTGATAGTTATTACTCCTTTTTTATTTGTCTTTGTACCCGCTTTTATAATCCCCAATAATACATAAGGATCTGTACTATAATCAATTTTTTCTTCTTCCTTAAATCTAATAGAGTATTTTTTAAATTTACGAGACAACCAAAAACAAAGAGGTCTTAAAGAAGAAAATTTTAATTTTTTTATTTGAGAATGTAATTCATTAAAATATTTTTCTATTTCATTTGTATATTCTGGAGAAACTACTCCTTCATTAAATGAAAAAATATCTATATGCTCTCCAAAAAATCTTTTATATTTTTGTCTTTTCACTTATTTTTTCGTAAGACCTAAGTATTTTTTTAGCGACATTGTAATTTGAGGAATGTAGAAATTTATTTGTCTTATTACACCATAACTATGCTTACACAATAAATTATCGGGTCTTAACTTTTCCCATGTAGTAGCTGGAATATCACAATGATAAATGCTTGCATCTAATTGATCTAATCGATATTGAGATCCTTGATAAAGAAATGCATAGCAATTGCAATGAACTCGTACAGGGCATACTTTTAATGCATCTTTTATATCTTGAGTTGTTATTTCATTTTTTGGATTTGTTTTTAAGTATGAAAATATTTGTTCTATCTTAAGCCAAATTTCATATACATTCTCATCTTTTTTGTCAACACTTCCATTATCAAACGTAACAGTTTGTACATCAAAAGTATGAGTTCCTTCAGTAAGAAATTTAGCAATAACAAAATCTTCTTGTTCGTTTATTTGAAGTTCTAAATATTTAGCTAATTTATTTTCCGTTCCTTTAATTTTATTACGAATTTTTCTATATTTATTTGTTCCTGATGAAATTGAAGCAGCAGTAGATAAATCTTGCAAAGTAATTTCTTCTGCAAAAATTTTTTTAAAATTTATCTTAATCCAAATTTCTTTAAAAAATCTCTTATATCTTTTCAATTTCATATTTATTAGTAAAAAACAACATGAAAAAACCTCAAATCAATTAAGACTTGAGGTTATAAATAAAAGATTTAAAAATGAAAATTATTTATTGATTTTATACGTTTGATTTATGGGTTTACATTCTTCTTTAAGAGGAATAACTATTTTAAGTATTCCATTATTTAATGAAACATTTAATTTATTATAATCCCATTTTTCTGAACCTACATATGAAAGTTCAAAATCTCTTTCGGCTATGTTTTTATAGACATATTCTTTTTTAATTTTTTCGTCTTTCTTTACTTTTTTGCCTTCAATAATAATTTTAAGATCTTCTCTCTTTACAGTAATTTCATCTTCATTAAACCCACTTACTGCAATTTCAATTATAGAAGTTCCCTCATCAGTAACACTATAATTGCTTACTGGATAAGAAGGAGTTTCGATTCTGTAAGTTATTAATGATGGCTGTGTCCACCACCAAGTCCAATCAAAATTATTTCTTTTTCCATAAGAATAATCATAAAATGGATCAGTAGATAAAACATCGTTAAAAGTAGAATTTGCTGAATTTGATACAACTTTCAAGGCATTATAACAAATATCATCAAAAGTTTGCATAAGAGAAATAATGTTAGAATTGTGTTTGTTTGACATAATTTTTACCTCTTTTTTGCGTCTATAAAATAGATCGCTATTAACTTTTATTTAAAATAGTTTTAAACCTCAAAATGAGTGCTTATAATTATTAGTAAAAGTTAAATTTAGAAAATAAAAAAGCAAAAAACTAATTAAAGTCTTCTGCTTTTGGAGAAGGTACTAAAATAGTGAAATTAATTTATTTTCTTGGTTTTATATCATTAATATTAATTCTAACATTATCATTAACTTTTAAAGATCTAAATTTTTTCATAATTGCTGAAACTAAATCTTTTTGTTCTGTTGCTCTATTCAAATGTAATTGACTAACTAAATCTGTAACAATAGTGTAAAATTCATCCTCAACTTCTCTTTTACTCATTCTATCTGTAGCAACATCTCCAAGATATAATTGTGCTTGATTATATATTTTATTAACTAAATTTAAATTAATTTCTTTAAATACTTTTTTATATCTTTTTATTTTTTCTATTTTATTACCTTTATTTTTTTAAATTTATGTTTTCATACATTTTTTTATTCAACAAATACTCAGCCCCAATATCTCTTTTAATAATCAATGTTGTTGCATTTACTGTTGGCTCAGTATATTCAATAATAGCTGGAGATGTAAAACTATAATTTACCATATTTGCAAAAATCGAATTAGCTGAGTTTATCTTTTGTATAGTTGTTACGTTTGATTTTTTTCACACGAGCCAAAGGTCTCTAATTTCTATCTTATTTATTAGTAAAAGTTGTCAGGGAAAAAATTATTTTTATGAATAAAATTTTTTATCTAAATAACGTTTTTTTATATTATTTCAATTTTATATTTTTTAAAATATTCTGCAGCATCTTCATAATCATTTTTATTTTTAAATATAAAAGTATTAGAATATTCTTGTTTAAAAGGAATTTGCACATCTTTTAAAATATTCTTTGCTTTACTAACATTTCCACTTCTTAAAGATAACTCTAATTCAAATTTTTTAGAAGCTTCTTTAAAACCATCACTTTTTAATTCATCAAGTACATACTCCTTGTCTGAAGGACTTAATGCCTTGAATTTAGGACATTGCTTTACTTGATTGATGTTTTTGTACTTGCCTTTAAGATAGCCTATGATCTGATTTAGATCTTCTTTTTCTTCATAACGTTGATATTTTTTCATTTTATTTTACCCAAAAAGTATCTCCATGTTTAGATACAATAGTATAATTCCAATTTCCCCAATTATTATAATGTAAAAATGTATGACCACTATTATCTTCAAATTCTGTTACAATATTTGGTCTATATTTATTTCTTATTTTAATTATTTCATCATAATTCATACCTTTTAAAGAAATTGATTTATAACCTAATTTTTTTAAAATATTTTGTTTATTTTTTATTTCAGATTTATTATTTAAAGGTTTGTTATCCCTATAATCAGAAGATAAAGGATTCCAATCTTCCTTATAAAAATTAAACTTTTCATATCTTTCTCTCATGTTTTTACCCCTAATCTACACAGAATTAGTTCCGAGGCATATTTCTCAGCCTCGTCTCCCAACTTGTAGTCGTTTTTTATTTGTTCTATGTTCAAGACGCTTATGTTGCTCACGAAGTCTCTGAAGTATTTCATGACCTTTCTCCAATAATTGATCATCTCCGGATTCCGCATCATGATGTAGCTATTGAGACTAAATTGAGCATCCTTCATGTCCTCGACAACCCATTTCCTTACGTCTGAAAGTTCTTTTCCTATCACTTAAATTTCTCCTTTCATGTTCTCAATCTCAATTTTACCATTGACATTTTCTTGATCTTGTTCAAAATCAATCTCGTTTAAAATGGCTTCAAATTCTCCAATATGAGTCTTTTCTTCCTTAGAAATATCTAATAAAGCTTTTTTAAGCAATTGATTATTCGTCAAATCAGCTAATGTCCTGTAAAGATTTATTGCACTCAACTCAGAAGCTATAGAAATTCTAAGTATTTGCTGATCGTCTGGTTTACTAGAGTCAAATTCAGTTACAGCAGAAAGAATTGATTCCTTGAATTTCTGAATAGTTTGTTTTATGGTTGGTGTTCTTGAATATTTTTTCATAATTATAATTTAACTTTTCTCAAATGATCCAAAACAAATTTATACTCTTCTTTTGATGCATATTCATGTTTAACGTCTTTTTTCATTAATTGACTAACAGCTAAAACTAAAATTCTATGTATATTGTCATCAATAGACATTGATGCTTCTTTCAACTCTTCTCTTTCATACTTTTTCATACTCGTTTATTACCTCACAATTTAAAAATTTATATTATATTTACTATGTAAAATATCTTTCCATTCTCTATCTAATTGAACTTTGTGTTGTAATGATAAAACTTTTTTATCGTCATTTAAACTTGTTATATGATACCAAGGATCAGAATTTATATTTTGTTCAAATGTTCCATGAAATAAATTTTTCTTATAATAATCTAATAATTTCTTTTTAGTAAGAAAATTAATAAAATCTTTTTGAATATTTTTTCATAATTATTTATAACTTATATATTTTATAAGTAAATCATAAAATTCTTTAACAAGATTTTTATCTTTCTTCAAAGAAGACATTAAATCTATTCTATTTCTATCTTGATAAATTTCCGAAGAAATAGCAGAACCATGTTGATGAGTAGTATTAGTTATTCTAATACCATAACCTAGATGTCTTAAATCTTCTACTTTAAAATTTCTTGTTGTTTGTATAATATTATCATCAATTTCCTTCAATTCTTCTCTCTTATACTTTTTCATATTCATTTACTACCTCACAATTTAAATTCTCATACATTTGTGTATGTAATATATATTCTGCTCCAATATCCCTTCTTACAATAAGTGTACTTGAATTTACTATCGGATTTGAATGCTCAATTAAGATTGGAGGAGTATACCTATATTCTTTAGATATAAAATTTTCTACCCCTTTCTTTTTAATCTTACTCAAAGTAGTTACTTTTGTTTTTCTTACTTTAGTTATTGGCAAATAAATTAAAGGTCTTCTTGAATCAAAAGTAACTACAAACACAAGCATCGGTATTGCAAGAACTTTTTGAATATAAACAAAGGGCAAATTATCAAGATGCAATGCTGTTTTTAGTAATTTTCCGGTCATTATGTATTACCACTCTTGAACATTCTTCCAAAGTTCTCCATATTTTACTTTTAAATCATCTCTAAAATTATTCTTTTCAGCATAACTTTTAGATAATTTATTTATTTTTATTAATTTTTCAACATCCCCAAAATCTATAGATCTTTTTCCATATATTCCAGAAGATAATTTATATTCTATTAAATTTGATAAATTCATAATAGGCAAATTATTCATATTATGACTCACTCTAGAAGGATCATCAAAAACTAATTCTCCAGTTTTTATCATAGTTTTGCTATAAAATATATCAAGTTCTACTTCTGGATTTAACCACTGTACAATTCTATCTGCTGACTGTAAAGAAATATAAAATTCATCATTTAATTTTTTAAATTTTGATTTATCTTTTTTATCAATAAGAATATCTAAATCTTGTGTTAATCTAGAATAATTATATTTAGATAATGCAGCTGCTCCAATAAAACAAAAATTTATTTTCTTTGATTTTAAAATACTAGCAATGTTTTTCATAGCTTGATCTAAATCATTAAGAAATGACTCCATAAAACTACTTTTAAAATCAAATTTCTGATATTTTTTTCGTTTCTTCATAATTATTAGTAAATTCCTTTTCAAAAATTCAACTTATCTTTTCCCATTCACATTTACTGCAAAGTTCAGCTTCGGCTTCTCCATAAAGATCTACTCGTGATCCACATATAGGACAATTAAAATGTCTATGAGTTATTTCCTTTTTAACTTTAGTTTTTTCTGTAAACTCTTCTTCAACTTCATGATTTTGTTTTGATACAATATCAAGCATCATTTTATTTTTTTGGGCTGTGGAAAGTTTTTTTCCTTCTTTTTTAACTTGAGATTCTACTTCTGCTAAAGCTCTTTTCATCTTTTCTTTTCTTGCTTTGGTTTCTGGTTTCATATAATTATCTTCTCTATATTAAATTTAATTTTTTTAATATTCTTTTTTTACTTTTTCAACATGATCAAAAATATCTTCATAATAATTTATCATTATATTAATATGTGCTTTACAAGTAGAACAAATAATATCTCCATTTTTATCATATAAATCATAAGTTGTTTTTTTATTACAGTAAAGATACGTGCAATCAAATTGCAAATCTTTTTCTTTCATTTTTGTTCCTCTAAATTAGAAGATTTAACCCAAATAATTTTATTTCCTTTTAAATGATTTATATAAATTTTAATTTTATTTTTTATTTCAATGATTTTTCCGGGCCAATGATTCCCTTCTTTGTCAATATAATAAATATATTGATTTTTTTTAAATTTCATTTTTTATTTCTCCTTTCTTAATTACTTTATATAACTAATATAACAAAATTTTAAAATTTTGTAAACAATTTTTTCACTTTTTCTTAAAAAAATTGCAATTTTTATTTAAAAAATTCTTCATAACTTATCAATTTTATTCCTAATTTTTTTGCTTTTTGGAGTTTAGAGCTATTTCCATTAGTATCTTCACATATAAGAATATCTGTTTCTTTTGTAATTCCATCTATAAAAGTATATCCCTTATCTTCAATTTCTTTAATAAGTTCTTTTCTTCCCTTTGGGCCTTTTCCTGTCATACAAACATTACCTTTAGAGAGAGTATCTTCTTTAATATTAGAAATATTTAAATGTTCTATTAAATCTACAAGAAAATATTTATTGTTTTCTTTAAATTCAATAAAATTTTGACCAATTTTATATGTTTTATCAGTAAAATTCCAAAAATCATCTATTGATTTTATTTTAAGTTTTTTTACAGCTTTTTCTCCAACTAATGAAATAGAAAGTCTTGAAATAAATTGAATTATATTTATATTTCTTGATTTTTCTATTTGTTTTAATAAATTATCTACACTTCTATCCCCAAGTCTTTCTAATTCAATCAATTCATTTTTTTTATCTTTAAGTTCATATAAATCTGTAATGTATCTGATATAATTCTCATTATAAAGAAGTCTAATTGTTGCTTCAGAAACGTCATCCATATTATTAGATTTTGCCCAATGTGTTATTAGTTGAATATTTTTTTCTGAACAACTAGAATTAATACATTGTAAATGTACTCCATTTTTTATTAAAGTTGAATTACAAAAAGGACAATGTGTTGGTATTAATTCAGATTTATCTTTAGTAGGAACAGTTTCAATAAGGAAGGGAATTACATCATTCGCTTTTGATACATGAATCTTATCTCCTATATTCAATTTCAACTTTTTTACATTTTCATAATTATTTGCAGTTACATTTTGAATAGTTGACCCTCCAATGATTATTGGAGTTATATTTACAACTGGAACAATATTCCCATTCTTACTTATTTGCCAAGTTATTCCAGTAATAGTTGTCCATTTAGATTCTGAAGGGGGTTTAATGGCCAAATTATAATGATGGTGGTGATCAACAACATATTTAGAATCAATTTCTTCATGTAATTTATTGTCATTAACGCAAATAATTAATCCGTCAGTTTCAAAATCCCATAGTTCTCTTAATTTTGATTTGTACTCTTCAAAATAATCATTTATTTCTTGAATTGATGCTACAATTTTATAAGGTATTATTTTAAAACCAAGTGTACTTAAATAATCTATTTTTATACTTTCTTTATCTATAGATGCATCAATGTCTTCAATAAGTTGATAGGCAATAAATTTGAGATATTTTAAATCATTCAATCCAGAATCTTTTCTATTTGTTAGTCCAGACGCTAAATTTCTTAAAGGCTTATTTTCTGGATTTGGAAATTGTGTATTTTTTGACAGAAAAATTTCCCCTCTAACTTCAAACCTACTTGTCAAAGGAATTATTTTTGGAATATTTAAATAATCTTTAAGATGAGAAACAATTCTTCCTTCTATCCCATCCCCTCTTGTAGAAATATATTGAAGTTTTCCATTCTCATAAACTATAGATGCTGATAATCCATCAATTTTAGGTTCAAGGATAAGTTCAACTCTATTGTCAAGAATCTTGTTTAGCCAAATTTCAACTCCTTTTACTGATTTTACTTTAGCAGCTGAAAGCATTGGATATTTGTGTTTGACTTTTCCCCCTTGTACTGGAATTCCAACTATTGAGAAATAATCATTATCAGGGTCAAGTATTCTAAGCTCATCCTCAAGTTCATCAAATTTTTCATCATCCAAAATTGGCTCATCGTTATAATATGCCTCTTTAGCTTCAATAAGTTGATTTACTAATTCATTAATTTTATTCATTATTTATTCTCCTATTTCAATTAAATATTTTATTGTACACTGTTCTTCTTTATAAACAATATATTCATTATTTCTTAAATCAATTCCTCCTTTTGCAAAAAGTGAATCAAAATCTCCTTTCTTTTTTAAGTTGTCATAATTCATAGAATAGCATTCTGAAGTATGCTGTTGAATTCTGTATTCCATTCCAGTATTAACTTCATATAATGCCATAAAGGCTTGCTTTGAAGATCCACTTGCCCAATAACTTCCTGTTAATGAAGTATACCCTCTTGACTTTTGGTATTTATCAGCAAAATAAATTCCGGAACCGAACATGGCCCCAGTTTGTACTGCACAACTTGGACGAATTTTTAATCCAGTTTTTAATATATTTAACCAATTTTCATTTCTGCTCCCGTGCCAAAGAAGTTTTGTCCAATGTTTAACTGATTTTTTTGTTGTTTATCAAATTTTTCTTGAGTATCAAATTTTATAACTTCATAGATATTCTTAATTTGATGATCTTCTCCATTCATTAATGATTTTATTTTATTAATAATTTCACTATCTTTAACAATATTTATTGTAATACCAAGAGCATCCATAATTGTCTTATCTTGTTTATCTGCAACCACGTTTAGTGCAACCTGCCCTCTCATTGTGTCTATCGCATCTTGTTCTCTTTGGAGTATTGCTTTAGCCTTATTTTTGTTCCCTTCTCCATTAAGTATAAAATCTTGTACTTTCTTCATTCTTCTTGGAATAACTGTATAAAGTTCAGTAAGTTTTTCATCAATAATTGAATTAACAATTGTTTTCTTTGTTAAAAGATTAGCAATATTATCTAATATATTTTGAGCTTCATCAATTTGTGCTTGAGTTACTTGTTCATATGATATTGTATAATTATTACTAATTGATTGTTTTGAATATCTTTCTAATGTACTTATCAATGAATTTACTTCAAGATCTGTAATATCTTTAAAAGAAGAATTTGTTAAAATTGTTTTAAATTCTGTAATATCTCTATATCCTTTTTTAATTTTTTCTTTATATTTTTTATCCCATTGAGACATTGGATAAGATACTGTATTTTCTGATGTTCCTACTCTACCATATTTTACAGTAAAATTTCCATCAGAATTTTCTTGCATTCTATAATATTTATTATTGTTTTGACTTGAAACCATTACTAATTCAACTTGTTTCATTGTTTACTCCTTTAATTAACTTTATATATACATTATATATAATTCTATAATTTTTGTAAACAATTTTTTCAAAAAAAAATTAAATTTTTTTAAAAAAATAAAGCATACTTATATTTCAAAGTATGCTTTTTTTAAATAACAAAATATTTTATACATCAGTTATCAAGTTCTTCAAGTTCTTTCAGTAATTCCTCTTCTGATTTCCCTTCAAGTGTTTCGTCTTGTTTCTTGGCAAGAATCTCAAGAATCTTTTGTTTCTTAGCTTTCTTTTCTTCCCTTTTTGCGGCGGCTTCTTTTTCTTCCTTTTTGATAGTTAAAATGTGAAGTACAATATCAAATTTAAGCTTTGTAACTTTGTCTTCCTTTGTAACTTCCCTAAGAAAATCTTCTTCCTCAGATTCTTTTATTGTTTTATTATAAGATTTAGCTATCTTATTAAGATCAGTTAAAGACAAATCCCACAAATCTTCTACAAAAAGAATCCCTTTTGAAGTTTCAAATCTTAATTTTAATCTTGAGGCTTTTTCAAACATTTTTTTATTCTCCTTTTTTTAAAATTTTATTTTCATTATTCTTTTAGTTTTTCCTTCAACTCTAACTGTCAATTCATTTCTTTGAGTTGAAGAAAATCCAATACCGGATAATTGATTGTCTGTTTCTTGCACCCTCATTTTAGATCCAAGAATTTCAAATACTTTTTTGTGCTCATTTAATTCTTGATTAAGAAATTCATTAAAAAATCCTCTTGGAGTTCCATCATTCACACATTTGTCCAAGAAAAAGAAATAATGTTTGTTTCCTATCCCTCTTTGCTCGTCCCAATAATTGGGGCTATAAGACATTATATTTACTTTAGTAAAAACATTTGTTGAAACTCCCCAAATATCAATACTATCTTTACTTGATGGAATTTTATTTTTAATTGTAAATTTTCCATCTTCATGTAAAGTAACTTCGGCTACTTCAATATTTTGTCCTTGTCTTAATTCGTTTGAATAATTATAAAAATAAGATTGTCCATCAACCTCTATTTCTGAAGAAAACCCCGATCTACCAGATCTTTTTGAAAAACAATTAACCCAAAATTTATAATTCCCTGGTTTCATTTTATTTCTATCGATCCAAACAATATTTTCTACAGCTGGAACATTTACAAGTGGATTAATAATATCTACATCTAATTGCCCTAACATTAATGTTTTATCACAATTGTTTTTCTTGCAATAAGTTGCATAATAAATATGAGTTTTATTTGGTTCTTCAGCATGAGCATCAAAGTCATTATCATTATAATCCCCTCTATCATTCCATTGTATAGAGAATCTTAATATACCATCAACTCTTCCTCCCGCCTTTTTAACATTTTCCCTTATGCTATCTGTAATATCTCCAGTATAAGCCCATGAAAAGTTATTATTCCATTTAAACATTGTTTTAGAATCTTCATTAATTGGTGCAATAAGACTCATAAAATTTGGTTTATGTTTATTTTCTATCATCACTTCAAGAAATTTGGTTGTTGGTAAAACATGATCTATAAAATCATCAATTTTAATTTCTTCTACTTTATCAAAATTTTTAGGATTTTCTGCAACTTCTTTTTTCATTGCATCAAATACTGAATCTTTAAGCTGAGACTTTACGTCTCTATTAACATATAACGTATTAGGAACAGTAATATCATCAAGTTTAGCATATCTTCTATTAAGAGAATTTTCATATCCAAGCTCAATAATTTTTTTCTCAGCTTCTTCAATCATTTTTTTAGACACAATAGGTTTAGGTCGCTTATAATTAGAAGGGGCAACAACTGATTCAAATTTTCTCACTGCTTGATCTAACTCAACTCCTTCAGAAAGATCAATTAGAAGCGTACCAATTGAGATATTTCTTATTCTTGATAATACCCCTGAAATCGTATGAACCCAACACCAATTATCTTTTTGATTTTCGGGTAATTTATTATATACTTTTTTGAATTTAATAAATTCATTCAATAATCCTTTAAATTCAGCTCCTCGATAAAGTGAATTTTGTTCAATAAGTTCAAGAATAGTTTCGGCAGCATCAAGAGTTAATTCTTCTAATGAGCGTTTAAAAACTTCTTTTGAAGTTCGTATTTCTCCAAGAAATGTATCTAAAGTTTTAGCGCCATTGTGTTTAAAATTATCTGAAAATTTATAATACAAATGATCCCAAATTTTTACTGTGTTATCTTCAAGTAATTGTTTATTTGTATTTGTTTCAAAAAGTTGCTGAAAACGAAAAATATTTGAAATTTTCTTTTCCTTTATATATGAAGATAATGCTTCAGTAACTTCCTTGAAAGGTGTTTCTAGATTTGGTACATCCCAAATAGAAATAAGTTCATTATTTTCACTTATTGCTACTATTCCGCCATAATGCTTAATAAATGATTTACAACAATTGCAATCATATTCTCTTCTTTCCTTATAAATTTCATTATAACCTTTTGGAAAACTATCAAGATAAAGATTCCAAAATTCATCTTTATCTATATCTACTTTAAAAAGTGATGTCTTTTCCATGTTTGCAATATGGTTTTGAAATTGTTTTTTAAACTCAATAAAATTCATTTTTATTTCTCCTTATATTATAATATAATAAATATTTTTGAATTTTTATTCATAAATTTCTACTTCTATACTATTATTAAAAAAAATTTAATTTTCGTGTATTTAGCTTCCCTATTTAAATATAATTTAAGCTTCTATTAATTATTTCTTTATATTCATCATCAACATCTAATTTTTGGATATACTTAAAAAGTTTTTCAACCGCTATTTCTCTTTTTTCTTTTTTTAATTTATATTCCTTAGTATTTTGACATTCGGAATAAATTTCTTCTTTCATAAAATTTGGTGAAAAATGAATATGACAATGACATTCAAATTTAATAAATTCATTCCAACTTCCATTAGAATGTTGTGAACTTTGTTCTATTGCTTTAACTTTTGCCCCACAATAGGGACATTTTTCATAATTTAGATGTTGTAGTTTCATTTTCTATCTCCTATTTATAAATCTCAACTTCTATATCATTATTAAAAAACTTAATTCCCATATCTTTAGCTTCTCCATATCCTTCAATAAAATTATATTGATCAGCAATTCCTCTAGCATAAAGTTGAGCTAAATGCTCAATATGATCGTCTATAGTGTAGAATGGATAGAAATATCTTCTGAATTCTTTCATAAAATGTTTAGTAAATTTTGATTCATCAACTTCTACTTCAACCCATTGTCTTACTTCGACTAATTTTTTCATTTTATTTTCTCCTTAAAACCCATTATTGTTTAGTTCTCCCTACCCACAATTTGCTTCTTCTGCTATGTTATGAGTCCAAGTAGGCTTAACTCCACTATCATATAATTTAATTGCAATTGGATGTGATCTAATATAATTAACTTCCCTTTTTTGATTCATTTTTTACCACTCTATAATGTAGCATTCAGTATTATTGAAAGATAAATTCAATACGTCATATTCATCTTTTAATTTTATCTTAATATCAGGATCTAATAATAAACCATTTGGTGCTAATATTTTAATTTCTTTTTCTTGATCATATTTTTCTAATTTTTTAATAAAATCTCTTACTTTCATTTCATACCTCTTTTTACAACTAGATAATTTTCTATCCTAATTATTTAACCAAAAAATAATTAACGATCTGAAAAACTTCAACTCTTTATTTGCATAACTACTTATTATTAAGATTTTTAACATTTTATGCTATATTAAAATCTGTTATAAATGTCTGCATAAATTTATCACTTGTATTTCTTATTTTCTGTATGTTCTTCATTCTTATGTATTAATTTACATCCTTCAATATGGCAAAAATCATCTATTCTACAATCATAACATACAGTAAGATTCGGGCAATGTTTTTGTACAATTGCGTAAAATTCATTTCCAAATTTATCATAGGCTTCATTTAAAATATGAGTGAGTATTTTTGAATTTGGGTGCATAACTATTGGACAATTGTTACAATTTTCATCACATAATTTTGTTCTATCCATTTTTTACTCCTTGATAATTATTTAATTGGTTCACAAAAATAATTAATTGTATTATCCCCTTCATGATCCTTAATCATTTTTCCATCAAAACCAAATCTTTTTAATGACCCGTTTATTTTAAAAGATATTTTATTTATTTTTACTATACGATCAATCCCACTTTCATTCAAATCAGGAAATTCTGGTTCAGAATAATAAAATTTAACTAATTGACCTATTTTAAGATTAGCTTTATTAAATAAATTTTTTTTCATTTTATTTTCTCCTTACATAAATAATATGTAAAACTTCCTGAAAAAATAACAGGAAGTTTTTAATTTCTTATGAAAAATTTCTATTGGTTGCAAACGCCTGCATTATCGTCCAAAGTTCCTTGTTTATGTTCAAGTCACGAACAATATTCTTGATTTGTCGAGTTGACCTGTTTCTTACCTTTCCGGTTTTTTCTGAAACTGCTTGATATTTCAAACCTCCCTTAGTAATTGATTCTTGAATTCGATTAAAAACATGCCACAAGTCATTTCCTTCATCCTGCGGCCTCCTTGCTTCAAGCAAAAGTTCCGGATTAACTTGCGATTCTTCGCCCCAATGTGCATTCTTTGCAATATAAGCAAACTTGTTTTGTTCAACTTCTGTAAGTTCAATTGTCTTATAAAGTTCAACTTTTCTTGATAACTTTGAAAACTGCTTTATTGCTACTTTTACAAGATTTTCAATTTCTTCAAAAGTAAAATTAATATGCTTATGATTAAAACTCATAAATTCAGAATCAACAGTTACACACTGATTCTCACAAAAACAACGATAAAGTCCCATATTCATTTGAACAGGAAAAGTTCTATCATGTGATCCATGATAAACTATTTCTTCAATATATTCATCAACTTCAAGTCTTCCTTCTTTCTTGGCAAATCGTATTGTATGTTTTCCATACTTATTTGACTTCTTACTTTTTACTTGATTAGCAAAAACCGGTTTCCATCCAAATTGTGCAAAGTGGTCAATTATCTTATAAGTAGGAACAAAGGTATAGCGATTAGATGTATCTGGGTGAGCATTTGTAGAAAAAGCGGCTGGAACTTTTTTCTGAAGTTCCTCTGTCGTTAAAAATCTTCTTTCATTCATATTGTTATTCTCCTTTTTTAAATTGTTTATATATTATAAAATGGTTTAATATCCTCTTTATAAGATATTAAATCATTTTCAATCGCTAAAATAACAAGTTCTTTATCAGTTAATTCTCTCCATTCTTCTTGATTTACTATGTTTTTTCTTAATACCTGATCAGTTAAATAATCAAGACAAAAGATATCAAAAAAAGTAACATTATCCATGTCTAAAACTATTTGTTTTAATTCTTTTTTTGTCATTTTCTTCTCCTTTTTTAAATTCAATAATAATATAATAAACTTTTAAATAAAAGTAAACAACTTTTTATTAAAAAGTTTATTTTTTTATTAATTTTTCAAAAGCAACTAATTTTCCTGCAAACCCTATTGGTTCAGGAATACTTTTATAAATAATATTTAATTGATTTTCAATATCTTTTCTATTCTCCTTTATAGCAATATTGGTTAAATACAGCAAATTATCTTTAAAATTAGATAAAATTTTTTCAAAATTGTCACTAACTTTTACTAATTGTACAATTTCTTTTTTATAGGTATCTAAAAAAGATTCTTCTTTAAATTTTTTTAAAGATTCTATATAATCAATCCATTTTCTTTGCACATTTTCAAAATTATTGGGTTTATCAGGATCACCAAATTTCATTAAAAAAGAATTAAAATTAGTTTTTAATTTATTTTTTAAAGTTTTTAATAATTCTTTACTTTGTTTAATATTCCCAAAATGTCTTGCATTTATGTAATTAAGCACTATCCCTGCATTTTTAAACTCTTCTAAATTTTTTGTCTTCTCATATTTTTGATATTTTTTCATAAACCTCTTCTCATATTTTTGATATTTTTTCATAAATCTCTTCTAAAAATCCCTTCCTTTAAGATATGATAATTTAAATTATATTTATCCACATAGCTACAGATAATTCTTTTTCTGATAAAGATTCATAAGCATCAGTCATTGAAGGAATATAATATTCTGCTATATAACTAAATTTAACTTTTTGACCTTGATTAGCTTTTATTAATTGAGAATAAGCAATTTTAATATCATTCTTATTAAAAGAGAAAATCCCTTTTTTATCTTTAAATTTCATATCAAGTTTCCCATTAGAGCAAAAATATAAACCAAAACCATTTTCATCTTTATAAAGAACACTTTCTTGATCATATTTTTTTCCTAAAACAAGACATTCTTTAAAAGTTATTCTGGGAATAAACCAACTTTTTTCTTCTACCATTGTTTCTTTATTAGTTTTAATATCTTTATAAGTATATCCAGATTTTTGTTCAATTATTCCATAACCTTTACTTTTTAATTCTTTTCCAAGTTGATTATGACGTTCTTCATTTTTTTCTTCGGAATATAAATCTTGTCTATATGCAGATATTACCCCAAAAGATCTTGTAGAGTCAGTTACATGTTGCCATATTCTACTTAAAGAAGTTTCATTAAAAAATTTTTTATACATTTTTCTTTTTCCTCCTTTTGAAAAATCAAGTAAAAATCTTTTTGTAGGAATTTTTTCATTCTCATTTAAATATAATACATCTTTTGATAAGTCAGAAACATTATATTGTAAAATTTTCATAGGTGTATCAATTTTAACATTTGAATAGGGGCCTTCCCCCTGTTTAATTATATAAGATGACCAACTTTGCAAAGCATCTTTAATTTTATTATTTAAATTAGGTACATTAATTGACCAATAATCAGGCCTATTATATTTTCTTATTCGTATCCATCCTTTTTTAATTAAGGATAAAATAATTTCTTCTCTTGCGTTTCCCTCAGAACCCAATTTTTCATTGTACTTGTTGTAAATATCTTGAATCATGTTTTTTGTATATCCAAAATATGTAGGATTTTTTATTATTTGACCTATATGGGTATCTTTATTTGTAATAAATTTTACTTTACCCTGAGGTGAAATCCAAAATGCTTGATCTTTTATCAATTTATAATCCCCTTTAAATATTATTTATTAGTAATATAAATTCTAAAATAATAACTTTATAAAATTAGTAATTTCTTGTCCAAATTGTTTTACACAAAAATCATTTAAAGACCCATTTTCTTCTTCATTATAACCATATTTTTCTTTACAAAAATTTTCAAAAAGAAATATGTCTAATATAAATTTTTTTGACCTTATTGATAAAAATTTATCACAAAATTTTTCTAATTTTTCTTCTGTTTTTTTATTAAATTTTAATACTTGAACTTGATTTAATTTTTCAATATAAAACATTTTATTTCTCCTTACATTAATAATTTTATGTTAGATAATGTTAATTGCAAATTTGTATTATATAATTCTTTTACTTCTTTTAATGGAATATTCATTTCTTCAGATGCTTCTTCTGGGGATTTTATCCAATTATTAAGTCTTCCCGCTTCTATATTTAATTTTTTTATAAATTTTTTATTAAATTTACAATGAATATTTCCATTTTTATATGCTTTAATATTCATTAAAATCCCATCATTGTCAAGATAAAAAATATTTTCTTTTCCAGGTTCCCAATCAAATCTATAAGAATTTTCTTTTGTTGTAAATCCTAAATTTAAAGCAATAGTGATTATATCGTTTATATGGTCATGGGTGCTCTTGTTTAAATTGTTCTCATAATCGTAGCTCCAACATCCATCTGATTTAAAATTATTACGACCGATGAAAACACAACGATAATCAAGCATGTATTTTTCATGTTTATCATGATATTTATTATATCTCCATCCATCTTCTATAAAATGGGAATTTGATTTATAATTTTTTATATTATCTCGATCAGACATCCACTTATAAACTTCTAATAATTGTTTATCAAAATATTCATTTGCATTTTTTAATACCCAAATAACAATTGCGTATGCATTAGAAGCAGTATAGTCTACATTAGTATTTTCATTTAATTTTTCTAATAGTTTTTCTCTACTGTTTTTTGTTAATCTATCTGTAATAGTTTTTAAATTATCAAATAATTCTTTCCAATACAAATGTTTTAATCCTTCAATTTTTAATTTTAATCCTTCTTTTAAAGCTCGAAGATTAACCCCAAGTTCTTTTAAAATTTGAAAATCTAATTTTTCAATTGCACGATAATTATTTAATAAATTATCCATATCATTAAGATATAATTCTTCTAATCGTTCAATTAAATTTTGACCTTTTATTAAATTATCTTTAATACTTTTTTTCTTAAAAATTTCTTGAGTATAATTTGGTATTTCATCGATATTAGTTTCTATTTTAAATGTAGTATCAAACCAAATATCAAAAGGATCAGTTATTATTTCATTTCTTCCACATTCTAAAGATATTTTAATAATATCAACTTTTGCTCTTGCTTGTCTTTCTGCATTTAAAAAATCAAAAGAATTTAAAATTTTATATTCTCCTTTTCTTTTTTTAATAGTATATAAAATTTCTTTTTCTTTCTTCCATCTTTCTGGAATAACAAGATATATATTTTTTGCATTCGCTTCAGAAATAATTTTTATAACCCATTCTTTATATTCTGAATATGGTGGATTACAAAAAATAATATCTACTTTCTTATCCATTAAAGTTTGCTGATAAAAATCTGTTCCAACAATAAATATATCTGAAGGCATAGCATTAATAAGTATTTCTGATTTTTCAATTGCAAATTTTGTAATATTTATATCATAATCTTTTTGATATTCATCTTTAGGATTTATTTCTTCAAGCAACTTAAAAAAATTCCCATTCCCTGCGCCTATATCTAAAATAGAATATCTATTAGAATATACATAAAATAAATTTTTTGCAATTACTTCTACAATTTCTTTTGTTGTAGGATAAAATTCAAAATCTTGATTATTTTCTTTTAAATTTTTTATTAATTCTTTCATTTAAATCCCTCTAATTTTTTAATAGTTTCAATATAACGAAAAGAATAAATGTAGAAATTTTATTTATTATACTTTATTTTTGATATTTCAGCATAATACATTTGTCTTTGAACTCCCTTACAATTATTAATTTTATTTAACCAATACATTATTTTTATTTGTTTAATTAAATTTTTCATTTGTTTTCTCCTTTTTTAATTATTTTTAACTTATATATACAATATATAAAATGATTATAAGTATGTCAAGAAAAAAATTAAAAAAATAGAGAAAAAAATTAAAAAAATTGTTGACAATATTTTAATTTTTTCTTATTATATTAGTAGAGTTAATAATTAAAAAAGGAGAAACAAAAAAATGATAAAAAAAGGACAAAAAGTTTATAGTGTACTTTATGGGGGGCGTTATGGGCATGTTGTTAATATTCGAGGTAATCAAAATCCCGATTCTTGCGCAAATATTGGAAATATGGGAGTTACAGGGGGAAATGCTAATTTTGAAATTATTTTCAATAATGGGAATAAATCAATTATCCCAGAAGCCCTTCTTCTAAAAAGCGTTCAATGGAAAGTTCTTGATGAAATAATAAATGAAGAAGAAATTAAAAATTTATACTTATTTTATGAAGAAACTATGGAAAAAGAAAGAAAGAAAAAAGAAAGAGAGGGAGAAGAAAAAGAAAAATTAATGTATAAACTTTTAAAAGAATATAATTATCTTGAACAAGGAAATGATTGTTCAGGAACTCTTGCAAATAAAAATATCAGAAAAGAACTTAAAAAAGCTTTTCCTGAAATTAAATTTTCAATAAGAAAAATACATTATGGATCAATTACAATTTCTTATAATGATGGTATTCCTGAAAAAGATGTAGAAACAATCGTTTTAAAATATGAAGAAGGGAATTTTAATGGAATGGAAGATATTTATGAATATAATAATAATGTTTTTCCAAAACTTTTTGGAGGAGCAAAATATATTTTTATAGAAAGAACAATAAGTGAAGAAAATCGTAAAAAAATTATTGATGAACTTTCAGAGAGTTATGGAATTGATTTTAATGATGAACAAGCAGTTTATAATAAATTTAAAGATTATTCTTATAGAAATAGAAAAATTTATGAAAAACTTCGAGAAAGAACTTTTTAATATATTTTTTATTTTTAATTATAAAAACTACAAGAAATATCTTGTAGTTTTTTAAATATTTATTTGTTCAATTGCTTTATTTAAATCAGATAAATAAAACCCACCAAATTTTTCTAATTGGGCAATAATCGAAATCCCTATATAATTTTTTAAAGGTTCTTTAATTAGTTTCATACCTTTTTTAAATAAAATATTAGAAAATTCTTTTGCTTCTGAAGAACCCTCTTTATAATAATTATTATTATCAATAATAATAAAATCATTTTTAAATAAACTTTGAAATTTACCAATATTTTTTTGAACCATTTTCCACATATCTATTACTAACTTTTCATCTACAGTCCTAACTCTATTTGCATTACGTTCAAGAGCAACTTCTAATGAAGTATTTATAAATATCATTGATATATCATAACCTGTTTTTTTTAATGCTAAAGCCTGATTTTTTATTTTATCATAATCTCTCCCTGTTCCATCAATAATTATAGGCAGCATACTATTTATATAATTTCCAATTTGTGTACTAGCTAACTGTTTTGCAAAAAGACGCAATTCAAATTGCTTTTTATATATATCTTTATTTTTAATATCTATTACCATAGGTAAATTTGATTTAAGTAATAATTTTTCAAAAAATTTATCACTATTTACAACTTTTATTCCAAAAGGAGAAATATAATCCTTTTTATCTATTCCAAACATTAATTGTGAAATAATAGATTTACCTGATCCAGGACCCCCCAGCCATGAATACAGATTTAAATAAATATTTATCATGAATACTTTCAAAAAATTTTTTATTTTCTGCAAAAACTTTTTGGGATTGTGCCGCTGAAATATTAGGATTTTTACCTTTTATTATTTTATTCACATAATCCTTAATTTCTTTTGAAGGATTTTTTATATACCATGTAATTTTTCTTTGTACATCTATATGTGCGATTTTTTCATAATCCCCATGAATTTCTTTAGCTCTATTCCAAACAGTAATACCATTGCCTAAATGACCATGACCTAAATCTATTTTTTCTTCATATCTCTGATATTTTTTCATAAAACCTCTTCCAAAAAATAATAATAATTATTAGTATTTTTTTTAAAAAAGTGTCTTTTTTTTCTTAAAAAAATCTAAAGAAATATTTTTTTGTATTATTATTTCTTCAGGAAGATAATACTCAGTAAATTTACTATTATAATTATCTTTAAAACCATTTTTTAATAATATATTTCTTATACTGCTAAATCCATTACTTCTTGCTAAATTAGGATTTATTGTATTATTTATTAATTTTTTTTCTCTTATTTTTTTAGAAATTAATTCTTTATATTTTTCTATTTTTTCTATTTGTTTTGTATTTACCAAAATAAAATCCTTTTTTAATGAAGATAATAAATTATTTTTAAATATTGAATCAAAATCTTCCAATTCATAATTAAAATCTTCAGATATATTATCTAATAAATTAAAACATTCTATTAAATTTGTAAAATAATATGGATAATTTTTGCCTAATAATGATTTTAAAACAGGATGTTTTAAACTTAAACAAGGTTTTTTAATTCTTATACTATCTTGTAAAGATAAATTCCAAGTGGAATATCCATCTATAAAACATATAGAACAGTAACATTGCTCAAGTAAATATTTATATTTATGGATATTTAATCTTGGTCTTAAAAATTTTTCTTCTGCATTATTGTCTGTTACCCATAATTCATATTTATTTTTATCTAATTTATTATAAAATTCATGAAACATTTTTAAATTACTACTATCATTCATTCTATGATTAAAAACAATAATTTTTTTATTTGTTTGTAAATCGAATGGTTCTGATTCTATTTTATCTATAGTTGAAGATAAAGGCATATATTGAATTTTATTTTTTATAATATTATCATTTGTTAAAAATAAATTTCTATTTTTAAATTCATCTTTAATATATATATCAAATACTTTATTATTATGCAAAAATAATTTATCACAAATAAACATACCTGAAATTTGATTGTAAAAATATATAGGATTAAATTTATCCCCACCAACCCTATTAATTTTTAAATCTAACCAATGAATAAAATTATAAATTTTTAAATTAGAAAAATTTCGTTTAGCATGAAAAAAGGTACAAATGTTACTTGTTAATTCTGATTGATGATTAAATACAAAATCTATATCAAGTTTAGTAAAATCCAAACTTAAACTTAAAGTATTATAATCAAAATAAGATTTGCTACTTACTCCAGACCAAGGGTAGTTATAAGGAATCAATGTTATATTTTGATAAAAATTATCAAAATTATGTTTTTTTGGCATTAAAATATAATGGTGGCATTCAGGAAGAAATTCAATTGTTTTTAAAACAACTTTAAAATTTGAATCAATATCTGCTAAAAATAAATTTTTATCCCATCTTACTGGACTTAAATAATGTAAAATTCTCAAATATTTCATTTATTTATCCTTTTTAATCATATCATTATCTTTAAATATATAAAGAAAAACAATCAAAGTATTTTCTTTCATTATTCTATAAGTTTCTTTTGCTGTTTTAAAAATATTTATTTGTTTTTTTCAAAAAAATTATTCATTATTTTTAATTCTTCTCCTTTTAATTTTTTTTTCTACAAAATTTTTTTCAGTTATTTCATCACCAAATCCCCAAATATTACCAAGTTCAATATCTACTAAAATAGGTATTGAATATTCATATACTTCCATAGCATTTTTTAATAAATAATACATTTCTTTAACTTCATTTTTATGAATATATAAAACAATTGAATCATGAACACAATTAATTGCTTTACTTTTTAAATTTTTTCTTTTAATTTCTTTATAAATTTTAATAAATGCTTTATAAATAATAAGAGCTTCAGCACCTTGGGCACCCGAATTTACAGCCATATTCTCAAGACTTGAATAAAAAGATTTTCTTTCTTTAGATAAATTATTTCCTTTTTTATATAAAAAGGGTAAGTGTCTTCTTAATCCTGGAAAAATTGGACAATCAATATATCCTTGTTTTTTAGCAAGATTTATTGATTTATTTCCGTATGTTTCTAATTTAGGGTATTTTAAAAAGAATTTATTATGAATATCTTTAGCAACTGTCAAATAAATATTATCTATGCCATTTTCTTGTTCAATTTCTAAATTATTTTTTTGTATATAATTATTAATTTGCTCTATTGGCCATTCTTCTTCAATTTTTCTTTTAAAAGAAAAAGGGCTTTGACGAAAAGCAAAGGCAAGATTCATTTGTTTTCCATTATATCTTGCAGTTTTATAAGGTTCTTCATGTTTATGTTGCATAAAATAATCAAAATTTACATTTTGACAAAATACTTCTTGACCTGTTACACTATGTAAATCACCCCCTTTATTAATAAAAGCATCAATCATAGTACTGTCTTCTGAAAATATTCCCATAAGCCGTAATTGAAACCCAGAATAATCGGCTTCACATAAATAATAATCTTCAGGAGGAATAAATATTTTTCTAAATTCTTTTCCTTCTTCCCCATGTTTAGGAAAATTTTGAAGATTAGGACTAAGGGAAATAGATCTCCATGAATCTGCAAGAGCAGGCATTATATTTCCATGAATTCTTTTATCAGACATTATATATTTATATATACCTGTTTTTTCTTTTTTAATTATTTTCTTTTTTGTTTGTATTTTATCAAAAAAATTATTATGGGAAATATCAGCAAGTCCTTCTTCACTTTGTTCTTCGCCTATATAAGTATTATCCATTTTTATTATTTTACGATATTCCAATATTTTTTCAGCTATTTTATACCCATCTTTTTTCCATTTTTTAAGAATATCTTCCCCTGTTTCATATAACCCTTTTTTAATTCTCCCATAATCTGGCAAGCCTAATTCTTCTAAAATTATTCGTAAATCTTCCCCATTAATATTAAATTTTTTTCCAGCAATTTCATATATTTCTTTTTCTACTAATTTTAATCTTTTTACTAAAATATTATGATATTTTTTAATATACTCTTTATCAACAAGCATGCCTTCTTCTTCTATAGCTTGAAATACTGGAATAACGGGGATTATTGTTTCTTTATATAATTTATAAACCTCTAATTGTTTTGGAATTAAAATATTTTTTAAATATTGATATAATCTATATGTTACAATAGCATCTAATCCTGCGTATTTTATTAAAATATTTTCAGGAATATCTAAATAATTTTTTGTTTTATTTTGTTTTATATATATATCTAATTCATCTTCATACCCACCAAAACCTATTAACCATGCTAAAATTTTAATACTATTTGAATCTCTTGTACTATTCATTAAATGAAAAATAATAGGAATATCTTCATCTACATGAATACCTGAAATATTTTCTTTTTTTAATGCTTTAGCATCATATTTCCCATTAGCCCATATTTGATATAAATTATTTATCCAATTTGAATAATTTTCTTTTTTAATTATAGAAAAAGGCAAATAATAACTAGTTAAACCATCAAAAGAATGTTGAATACACCCCACTTTAAAATCATCTACAAACACATTTAAATTATTTGTTTCAGTATCTAAAGCAACCTCTGTTTTATTTTTATGATCATTAATAAATTTATCAAAATTTTCTATCTTTTCAATTTTCCAATCAGGTATTATAAATTTTTCTTTTTCATAATTTTGTATATGTTGTTTTGCAAATTTTAATTGTTTTATAAAATGAAATCTTTCAAAACTATTTTCATCAAAAAGAATATCATTTAAAAAACCAGATGGATAAATTCTACCTTTCCATTTTAAATTTATATGAGGATAAAAATAAGTTTCATTAAAAAAACATTCTGAAAATTCTCTCCAAGTAGAAAATACATCCCCTTGAGTAAAATGCATAAAAGCTTTTCCTAAAGTAATTACACATTTAGGATTATATTTATTTATATTAAAACTTTTGCAATAATTATAATTTATATAAAAAGGGGTGGGAAAAGAATAAATATTGGTCCCTGGTTTATATGTTCTACATCCAAGTGCAGAAGTAATAACAAAATTTTTTATATTTAATTTTAATATTAAATTAAATAAAAGTTTTAATTCATTTGGTTTTTCAATAGTATCTGTTAATATAAGATAATCAACATTTGAAAATTCTTTTAAATCTGTTTTAATTTGAATTTCATTTTTTTCTGAAGATCTATCTAATTTCCCTGCTTTAACATATTTTTCAATGGGACATTCAGAACAATAATCATGAGTAGTAAAATAATTTTTCAATTTTTAACTCCTAAAATATTTCTTTATTTATAATATATAAAAATTAAATTTGATACCCTATAAATTTTCTATTATTTTCTTTAGCAACTTTTTCAGTTGTACCTGTTCCAGAAAAAGGGTCAACAATTATATCTTCTATTATAGAAAACATTCTTATTAATCTATAAGGTATTTCTTCAGGAAAAGCCGATGTTTTACCAGCACCTTTAATACCTTTAATATTCCAAATTTGCTGAAACCATAAATCTCTTTCTTCTTTAGTAAATGTAGATTTATATCTTAATTCTTCTTTTGGTTTAAATTTTCGTATACTCCCTTTTCTCAAAATAATAATATATTCACAATCTTGACTTATATAAGCATTGGTAGGTAACATCCCACTTCCAAGAAAAGCATTAGGTCTATTACTTATTTTTTTCCATAAAATGGGGATAAGAGAAGTAAACCCAATTTCAACACATTTCATCATAACACGAGCAAAATTAGGAAAACATTGAAAATTATTATTTATTTTTCGTGTAGCATCAATATTTATACAACAAATTCCTCCATCTATTAAAATTCTATAACATTCCTTCCAAACTGTATCTAAAAAAGAATGTTGTTTTTTAAAATCTATAACTTTAAATAATTCGTCCCATTTTGAATCATTGAGTAAGGAGGGGAAGTTACAATCAAATGAATTGAATTTTTTTCAATTTCATACATATTTTCGCAAGAATGATTATAAATCAATTTGTACTTCCTATTCCGCCGGTACGTATATTATTAGAATCATCCTCATCAATAATATTATAATTCGTAATAATTCCTTGACCTATTTTTTCATCTTTTTTAATTTCAACAAATTTATCTCCATAATTATAAAAAGCAAAACAGATATTTCCATCGTTCGTTTCATTTTCAAAATAATCACAATCAATTATTCCAATAGTGTTCATAAACATTAATTTCTTTTTTATTCCTATTGAAGATCTTGGAACAATTTGTAAAAATTGATTATTTTCTAATTTAATTTTTATGTCTGTCCATAAGAAAAATGATTGTTGAGGTTGAATTATTATATCTATAGGACTAAAAAAATCATAACCTGCTGAAAATTGTGTTGAACGTTTTGGTTCAATTATTTCAACATTGAGGTGTTTTCTAAATTTATCTTTTACTATTTCAAATTTTACCAATTTAAATCCCCTTTTTTTTATATTGAGTGCAACTTACTTGAACTACCCAAGATTGTTTACATTTATGAATACAATTTTTACATGTTTCATTAAAATCTTGCCAATACCACTTCTCCCATTGTCTAAGAGTACAATTGTTCATATCTGGTCTTTCTATTTGCATTGCGATTCAGTTTCCTTATTAATTTAAATTATTGCAATCAGATTTGCAAACATTAATTCTTTCTTACAATCCACACAAAGATTACTTACTGGAAGTTTTTCAATTTCATCCTGATTTAAAAATTTTCTTAAAAACATTCCATCATTTTTCCAATTAATTTTGTTGTTACAAATATCACAATGTTTCTTTTTCATAATTATAACTCCTTTTTAAATTATTGTTATACTATTATTATAGACATTTTCTATCAAAAAGTTTAACACTTTTTTTTAAAATAATTTCATAGTTAAAGTATGGTCATAATCTTTTTAATGGTCTACCATTCTTCAGCTGGCAATGTGATACTGTATTTATGATCAACGGAAACAAGTTTCAAAGATTGTTCTGACCAACAAAACATACATTTCCTCATTGCTTACTATTTAAATATTCATCATGATATATGTTATTGAAGTCAATATTACAATACTTGCAAATATTAATGTCATATGTTTTATTCTCCTATATTTATAATATAAAAAATTATTTTAAAATTTTGTTCATCTTTTCAAATCTTTTTTTAATTTCTTTTTCTTCTAACCACAAAACTTTATTATTTTCAATTTCTTGTATTTCTGTTTTACTCAAAAATCCTTTATATATTTCTTTTAAAAGATAAGAATTTTGATTATTTAAAAAATTTATATAAGGATTTATTTCTGTAATCGACCCACTAATTCCATTAACTATAAAGGAATGAATCATCATTAAAGCAAATTTATTAATTATTACTTTATCGCAAGCCATTGCTATCATCGAACCGGCTGAAAAAGCAACATAAATATCAGCAATTGTTATAGCATTTGTATTCTGAATATTGTTAAACAATTGAATAGCAGTAAGTAAATCCCCTCCCATAGTATTTATATGAAAAAGAAATACATCTTCTTTTTTAGCAATTTCAAGAAAATAAGTAAGATCTCTATAAAAACTTGGACTACTTATTTCTGAGTCAAAAAATACGTCATAGATAATATGATTATCAATTATTGTAGAACCTATATAATTGTTTGCATTTAATTGAAATGGAATAAAACAAATAATTGCAATTAAAAAACTAATAAATAATTTTTTCATAATCTTATACCTCTTTATTTATTAGTAACTTCATTAAAATCACCATTTTTAAATTCTTTTCTTCTTTTGAAATCGTATTCTTTTTTATAAAATGACCAATCTTGAACTGGAGTAAAAAACCCAACCACTCTACTAATTTTATTTATAATTTTATTTCCGCAAATAGAACAAACTTCTTTGTTTCCTAAAGTAACATGACCTTGCTCACATTTACAAAATGTTCCATTTAGTGCAAAATGCTCTAAATTACTCTCAATTGCAAAATTAATTAACTGCTCTACTTGCTTACTTGTAATATGTTCTCCAACATTTAAATGAGCAATTCCTCCTCCAGTAAGCATAGAAATGTATTTACCATCTTTTCTCATTTTATTCCATATAGTTATATTATTATTCCACAATGGAACAAACTGATTAGCATAAATATTAAATGGGACTAATTCTTCTCCAAATAAAAATCTGTCTGCTCTTGGTAATCTATGACTCATAGACTCTGCGGGTATTTGCTCACAATTAAAAAGATTATCTGAATAATCTTCATTATTAGAATTTATTTCATTATTTAAAATATTTAACGTTTCGTTTATTGTATCATCAGTATTACTAAATATTTTTTTATTTTTTAAAATTTCTTCTGCTTCTGCATATCCAATAAGCCCTATTGTAGAAAACATTCTATCTAATTGAATCCATCCTATTTTTACAAAAATTTGTAAATTTATTAAATCTTTAAGTAAAGCTTTATGAGCTTTCAATATTTTTTTACAATTAGATACAGAATCTTTTATTAATTGATAATACTCTTCTTTTGAATTAGAAATTAATGCTAATCTAGCAAAATTAATGCAAACAACTCTATGTGATCCAAGAGAAATAGACCCACCTGCTCCAAAAGAATTTGCTTGAGAAGCCAATTCCATCATTTCACTAGAATTAATTAATCTGCAACAAGAAGCAATTTTATTTCCTTCACTTACAAAAATATTATAACGATAAATATCTTTTTTACAAATTGATTTAAGAAACTTTTTGTCTTCAATTACCCATTGATTGTTTTTATTCTTTTTTCTGGAGACATTAAGTGTAACAACTGGAAAACGATAAGGCATTCCATCATTCATTGGATCACCTTTATCAAAAAATTCCATAAAAATATTTTGAAGCTCTATAATAAATTCTATGATATAATTTTTTTCAAAAACAAAATTAAATTTTTTGTCTTTAAAATACCACGAATATTCTTCTAATAACTGATTTAATTTCTCTCTATCAAATAAAGAAATATTTGTAAATGGGCTCTCTACTCCACCATTTCTTGATAAAGAATTAAATCCATGAACTATTTTTTGAAATTGATTTTCAATTTTTTTCCTTGTAGAATTTTCTTTTAAGTCTTCAATTTTTATATTTTCTTTAAATAATAATAAATATGCAGCATCTAGAAAGAATGTTCCAATAGCAAGAGCGCCCGCCAAATGATTAGACATTTGATGAACCACTTCATTTAAAAGTGATGTATATGATTCAAATCTTTTAACTGGAGTTGATGGAAGTTGCCCAAATGGTTTTCCTATAGTTACCAATTTAGACGCATCAAAGGACCAACAATATGGGTTCATAATATTAGAACTATCACTCAATGCCAAGGTAAAATCATATAATAAAGAAGTTAAATATTGAGCTTCTTTTTTACTATATAATTCAGCCATTTTTCTATAAAGAAATCTATAACCCATTATTTTATCGATAGAAGTTGTAGATTCTCTATTTATTCCTTTTATTGTTTTTTCATTTTTATTTGAGTTATCATCTATACTTTTATCGTTTAAATTTCCATCTATTAATTCCTCAAATTGTTTAATAATTGAAAAATGAGATTTACTCATTCCATGAATTAGTAAAATATCATTGGCAATCTCTTTAGCTTTCTCCTCCTCTATATTATATTGTTCAATTATTCTTTTTTCTAAAGTTCTATAAATAGAATTTACTGCTGGAATTAACTCAGTATTATTATGCATTATTCCTCTTTTTTAATAAAATTTCAACAAACCATTTTGGCTTATTTGTTTATAATAAGCATCATACCATTCTTGATTCCTTGATGCTAACTGCATTTCATAATCATTTTTGTATGATTCTTCTTTTAATCCTTCTACATATTTTCCACATTTAATATATTGAAAACCTTTTAATTCTTTTTTCTTTACATATTCAATGTCATATCCTGTATATACAATTATTTTATATTTTTTGCCATATTCAGAACAAAATTTATTTGTAAAATAAAAATTATTTTCAAAGAGAGGATCTCCTCCACTTAAAATTATAGAATCTATCATGCTTTCTTGAGCATAGGCTAATTCAATATGCTTAATAAGAGTATTAGCATGTATGAAAATCAGCCCTTCTTCTTTAGAAGGAATTTCTTGTAATTGAGAATTATGACAATTATAGCAACTATGTTCACAGCCAGCTAAATAAATAAGGAGTGAATACGAATTATTTTCGGGTGCATCTTGAAACGAATATAAGAAAGGATGTTGAACATAAACATATTTGCTTGAATCCATATATTAGTCCTAAATTTGGGCATTGTTTTAAACTCCTTTCTTAATTGTATTTTATTAGTAATAAACAAAAATAAAACAAAAAATCTTTAAATTTTATTTCTCTTAAAATAGGAATATTGCAGATTTACACAAAATGTACCAAAACATCTTAATAACATAACACCATTATGTTGTGGAATATCTACCACATCTGCTGTTTCTTCAAATTTAATTGAATTCTCTAAAATATAAATTTTATCATTTTCAATGTCTTGAATCATTTTATTCAAATATTTTATAATTTTCTTTTTTACTGATTTTTTCATTCTATTTCCCCAAATGCTTCATCAACATTTAATTTTCTTAAACCCTTCACTGATTCAATTAATTGTATTTGTTTGAAATTTCTGTCGATAAGTTCATATAAAGACTCACCAAAATATTGTTTAAAAATGGTTACATCAAAATTTGAGGTTAAAATTACTTTTGTGTCACTTGCAACTACTTCACGAAGAAAAAGATCCCATTCTGAAATGATCATATTTTTATTTTCAGATTTCACCCAATAAATTGATTTATTTATATCACCAATATCATCAATCAAAATAAGATCTTGTTTTTTTAAATTTTTTATCTTATAATAAATTTCTTCATCTGTCTTGAATCCTTGTAACTTCATTAAATCTGAAATAAGAGTTCCTGCTAAAATAAATTGTACCTTTAATCCATTTCGTATTCCTTGCTTGAGAATATTACAAGCAATTGCTGTATTATGATTTATCATACCGTTTGCATAAAAACTATGATATATAGGAATAGTAAAATCATATACAGTTTTATTTTCATTTAATTCTTTTTTTGATTTTACTTTAATATACAATAAATCTTCATTATTTAAAAATTTTTTATAAATCTTAATTAAATTAAAAATAATATTTTCTTTATCATAAATTATAAAATTTTTTAATTCTTCATAATGTTCTAAAAGCATCTTTCTATTTATTTTTTGTCGAGTATTACAATTTCTATAAATAATTTTCATCTTAAAATAAATATGCTTTGTTTTATAAAAGAACATACCATTTAATTGTACATTTAAAAGTTTTCTTAATTTATTGATTTGATTTTTTGTATATTTCATTAAATATGGAATATGAAAATCATTTTTTCCTTTTATATTTTCTAATTTATTTGGACAATTATACTTTAAACTATATTGTATTAAATTAAAATATTTTTTAACGTCTTCACCAGTTATCCATATTTCATAATAAATATGATCATATTCTTTTTTATATATTTTATTTAAAGAAGAATATATATCCAAATTTAACAACATTAGTTGTACTTCTCTAGCTAATTTTTCAGATGCAGTAAAATACCCTAATGTATTTCTTTTTTTATTATAATATGAATCACAATCAATTAAAGATCTTAAAAAATCAATTTGATTTTCTTTAGTCCCTTGTAAAATGCATTTTGGAGTAAATTTATATCTTGCTGTAAATTTTGTATTATTGTTTATACCCAATAAATATAAAATTAGATTCTTAAATTGAATACTACAAACCCTATTACTTACCATATCTTTTGATTCTACAAAATTAAGATCAAATTTATTTAAAATTAAATTTAAATCTTTTTTAATTTTAAAATTTTTAGTAGAAATATTTAAACTGTTTATTCCTTTATTACCATTAGCAATGTAATATCCTAAAAATCTAGATAAATCAGAATTTAAATATTTAGGAATATTTCCCAATTCTTTACTACTATAATCGTACTTATTTTTATTAAATTTGAAATTAATAACAAAAGGTATTTTATTAAAAATTTGCGAATTCTTTTGAATTAAAACAAAATCATTTTCATCAATATCTTGTAATTTTTTAAAAGAAAAAGTAAAATCTTTATTTAATACTTTAATTGGGTGCTCTGATGTACCCTCAATAGAAATACCATTTTGTAATTCTATTTTTATAGTATTATTTGTTTTTTCTTCAAAAAAATGGGAAGAATCTTTTATTCCCATATCAGTTAAAAGACTAATTTTTTTATCAATAAATCCAAATTTATTAGAGGAAAAATCATTAATATAATAAAACCCATTCTCTGTTAAAATTAAAGAATCCTGTGTTATACATTTTTGTGTGGATTGTAACCCCCAAAGATAAAGATGAACATGATTAAATTTTTCTTTATGGCAATTATTAGCATAATGAATAATTTGCTTTATTTCAATAGAATCTTTATTTCCTTTATAGTCTTTAAAATTTATGTTATGGTAAAATGATGGAATTCCACTTCTTTTTAGAAAGAAATTAAATTTTTCATTTTGAATTTTTTCAAGATATTCTGGATTGTCTACTGTATACTCATTTCCATCTTTATCTTTTTTAACTATATAGGGTTCAATTTGTTTCATTTATATATCAAATATGGTTGGAGTAATAGTTATTGCAAAAAATGTTAAAAGTTTATGATCTGTTTTTATACCTGCTATAAATTTATTTATTAAATCTTCATGACTTAGGTATAACAAATGATAAGGATTATGAGGCTTATTGTCTGAAGATACTGAGCCAATCCTTATGATGATAGATTCAAGGCCATAAGTTAAATAATAATGATTTGCTAAATTCTCACAAAACATTTTACTTATTCCATATAAATTATTTGATTTAGGGAAAGAATCTTTTTTTATTTTATAATAATTATCCCCTGTAATTTTATCTGGATACTGAGAGTAACCACTATATATGTGAGTTGAACTTGCTAATATTATTCTTTTTATTCCAAAATCTATGGCACAATCATAAATATTTTTTGTCCCTATGATATTATTTTTATATATACTATCCCAATTTGCATTTTCTCTAGCTTCCGCAGCTAAATGAATTATAATATCAATTTTTTCATTTCGATTATAAATTTGTTGAACCGTATTTTTTAAATCTATATTATTAACAATATCACAATTAAAAAATCTCATATCAAAATTATCTATACACTTTTCTTCACAATCAATTCCATATAAATTATAATCATTTTTTAATCCATCAATAAGAATAGATCCTATTAATCCTTTATGACCAGTAATTAAAATATTTTTCATGATTCTTTATTTTCCTTTATCTATCTTCAAATCCTAAAAAATGTCTCCATCCTTCAGATCCAAAATAATCATCTTCATCAAGCTCATCTAATTTATTTATGATTTCTTGCAATAGTTCTTTTGCTTGCTCTTCTGTTAATTTTTCTATTGAAATATTCATTTTACTCTTCCTCTATTATCATCTCATTTCTACAATTGCCACAAATCAATAAAGTATCTTTTTTTGCTTTAGCCATTGTTTCACAAGATTCACAAGTATATTTAAAAAGAATTTTTTTTCTTTCCGATGTTTCTTTCTTAATTGAATTAAATGTTCTAAAATAAATAAAACAATCAGTATTTGGAATGATTGAATCAATAAATGTTTTTAATTCTGCTGAAGCTTTTGTAAAACCATATCCATATTTAGAACTTTTTGTGCATATCAAACCTACTTGCTCTGCTAAATTTTTAAATTTTTTTGTATGATATTGTCCATGATAATCTTTAATATCTGCAAGTTTATTAGCATAATGCACTATTTCATGTTGTAAGGTTTCAACAATATCTTCTATAGATTTATTTAAATGTTCTGCACTAATATTAATTTCATATTTTTTATCAAGTTCTTCATTATTAGAGCACCACACTTTATCAAGAGTAAACCAACCAAGTAAATTAGATCTTTTAGCTGCTTGAATAGTTATCATTGGAATTGGAAGTTCGTTCTTAAAATATTTTTTATTTAACTCATTAAAAAATCTATACAATTCTTCAAGAGCTATTCCAATATAATTATTTTCATTCATTTTATTTTCTCCTTTATATTAAAAAAAAATTATTTCTTAATAAATATACTTTATTTATTTTTTTCAAATTGTTCTCTTTTATTTTGTTCAAACAATTCATCTTTTACCCAATTATTATAAAGTTCCTCAGCAATTTTTAAATATTTTTCTTTTAATTCAGATTTTAATGCTAACCATTTTACTGGATAAGAATATCCATTTTTAATAGATTCTTGTTCATTAATTAATTGGGCTAAATAATCAAAAGGGGTTAATTTTTCATTATCTTCAAATTTTGTCTGTATAAATTCTTCTATTGACTTCTTAGCAAAATCAAAACAATTATCATTGTTTTTTTGTCTTACTTTCACCGAAACATTATTAATTTTATTTGTATAATTAACGATAGACATTGCTAATAATTCAAACTCTATATCATTCAACTCCATATCTTTCCATTACCTCTTGTATTAAAAATTTCATTGTATCAATATCCAAATCAGCTTTAGAAGGAATTACTGGAATAATATTTCCATTTAATTCCATTTGTTTACAAGGCAAAATTGATTTTTTCATCTCTATATCAAAAGTTCTTATATTATCAGAAACCGGATCAATTTCATTGTTAATAAGAATTTGTTTTAAAAGCTGAAAATATTTTTTTAACTGAAGATATGTTTTCATTCTTCTAAAAGGTTTTTTAAACCAAAAAGAAAAAACTGTTTTATTTTGAAACATATCTTCAATTATTTGCTGTTTATCATACGAAAGAAAATCAACTTTTATCATCAAGACATCTGTTTTTGGATCGTAATCTATTATATGCCCTAAAAATCTATCTATTGACATTTATTTATTCTTTTTAGAAAAATCAAAAATTACTTTATCAAAAAATTTACAATTTAAAAATTTTTTAAAAATTATTTTTAAAACATCCATATAAACTAAAAAAGAAACAAAACCAAATAACAATAAAAATATTCCAAAAAAGATATCTTTTATTACATAATTCAATTCATCTATGTAGCAATCATAAATATATAATACATTAGCAATCAATCCAAATAATAGCCAAATTATTACGCAAATAATAAAAATTTCCATTTTCTTTTCTCCTTTATTATTAATATAATAAATTTTTTTAAAAAATTGTTAATTCAAATGTATTTTTTCATTCCTGAAATCTTTAAAAATTTCTAAGGGTAATTCGACACCCGCTGCGTTATCATGCCCCCCTCCTCCATAAGCTTCAGCAATTTTGGCTACATTAAAATCTTTTTGACTTCTTAAGGAAAGTTGACCGTTTTCTTCTTTATATCTTACTTCTCTAAAAGTAGAGTGACAAGCAAAATATTTAACATCTGGATAATCATTTAATAGCCAATTTGCAACAATAGATAATTTTGAAAAACATTCAATATATGCATATTTATTTCCAGAATTATCTGTTCTTATCTTTAAATTTTTCTTTACTTCTCTATAATATTTTTTTTCTTTCTTTTCCTCATTTAAAGCCTTTTCTTTTTCCCTTTTAGTAAAATAAAAAGTTTCACTTTTTTCTATTTTTTTTAATTGAGCATTTACAAATTTTTGATATTTTTCAGTTTCTGTTTGCCACTTCTCTAGCCCCCATTGTACATAACTATTGATACAATTATGTAATCCTTTAGCATCCCTAAATAATGGATCTGAAGTTTTATAAAGATCATAAGTGTCAGCTAATTTTGCAAGTTGACTAACAATTTTTTTAACTTGCAAATTCTCTGTTAGTAATTCAAAAAAAATCATTGTTGCACTTTTTTCATTAGAGTAATGATAATCTTCCATTTCTCCAAAAAGTTCTCTATGTGTTTCATGATGATCTACAATTACAAGTTTTGAATTTTTCTTAATTTTATTAACCATTTCTATATCAACAGGAGCAATATCAGTAAAAAGAACTATGTCTGATTTTTCTGCCGTATACCAATTAAAATCAGGTAGAGCACGATCTCTATTGTTACATCTTATATATGTTTTTGAAATTGGCTTTATATAAAATTCTGACAATACAGAGCACATCAATCCATCTAAGTCTGAATCCGAAACAAGGTATACTTTTTTATCTTTAAATTGTTGTAAAAATGACAAAATGTTCTCCTATTTTTATTTATTAGTAAATAATGAAAAATGTCCTATAATAAATAGGACATCTTTTTCAAAAACTCAAACTGTTAATTCTTCTTAACGAATAAATTGGCAGCTAGCAGTAAGTTTGTCATTTGCAGCAAAAGTACCAACAATTGCAAGAACCCCAGATGGTCGAATGTAATTGCTTGTATAAGCTGTAACTCTACGTACCCCTCCAGATGTTCTAGTCCAATAATCATAAGCAAGATCAGTACCAGATGGCATCGAAGGAACAATAAGTCTTACACAACCTGAAGATTCTTCATTCGAAGTTATAGAATGAATAATTGTAAAAGGTTTCCTATAAGTTTTGACATCAGCCATTACTTTTTACCTCTTTTTCAAATAATATTCTTATTTTTTCAAAGAATGGACCTATTAAATTGATCGATTATTCAAAAAATATAATTTATTATTAGTAAAAAAAGATAAAAAATATTTAAAAAATTTCTAGTAATTCTACTTTTAACTCTTCTCTTAAAGGAATCATAATGCGCCTCATGTCTGGATGAGCTGCTTCAGAACAACGTAAATCAAAAATATGCATCCATTCACGTAAATTTGCTTTTACACAAATTTCTGTTTTTACATCAAGAGGAAGCACTCCACGAGCAGCTTGAGGACTAAGCCCCTTTTCTCTTAATACTTGATAAGCCCATTCACAATGCTTCATCTGAGTTCTCCAAATTTCATAATTTCCTGGATCTGTCCACCATGGTTCAATAACTGTTAATTCTCCTTTGTAATCACAATAACGAGTTGATTCTTGTGCAAAATTACATAGTCTATGTCTTACCATTTCATGAGTAAATCCTCTGTTGTGAATAAATCTAATGGTAATATCAAAAAATTCAAGCATTGCATGATGACCCTTATTATTTAACATTTTCACAAATTTTGGGGCAGATTCTTTTGTTATTCTATCTTCTGATTTATAACAGGTTCTACCACAAATTTCAAGATGCTCTAAAACCTTGTTTCGATCTATAGGAGTTAGAATTTTAAAACTTGGTTGTATTATTTTCATTTTTACCTTCTTTTATTTATATAATTTTTCCATAATTCTTTCGTACACATATTGAAACCCATCAAATTTGGCCCTATATTCCATCATCTCAATTAAATCATTGTATTCAATAAAAATTATTTCTTCATATCTTTTAAAAATATCTACCAGGTCATAATTTCTATAACTAAATTCATCCATAAGATTTGAATGATAACAATTCCAAGAACTTATAAAAGGAACTCTACAATAATATGATTCTATAAGGCATCTCCCACTTCTTGGTCTTATTTCCATATTACAATAATATTTTGAATGCTTCAAATATTCTAAAAATGGAATTTTACTTGTTGGAAATTCTATTTCCTTATATTTATCTGCTAATTTCCATTTTAATTCAACTTCGTCTGGAATACAAATCAATACTTTTTTATCGGGATGTTTTTCTTTAATCATTAAAGCTAATTCTGTTTCTAAAGATAAAGTATCTCCATTCTTTTCACCACTTATCATAAAATCATATTCCCGATTTTCAACAGGAATAGAAAAATTTATATCTTCAAGTATTTCTCCAAAAGAAACTATCTTATCCTGATATCTGCCGAACATTTTTAATTTTGGATTTATTCCTCCACTGACAATATCAGCTATTTTATACATTTCTGTAAATAAAGTTCCATTTTTCGTTATTAATTCTTTTCCTAACATAAATCTTCTATCTTGAGAAAATCCTACAATTATTTTCTTTCCTTTATCTTTCATTTTTTTAAGAAAATCTAACTCTTTATCAAGAAGATTTATATCAAAATTTATTAACCAATAAATATCACCAGTTTCGTCTATACCTTCGTTGTTTATATGAAACAATTGAGCATCAAATAAACGAGAAAGATTATTGAATGAATCATTAGACCATGGCGTATCTTTTGAAATTTTTCTTTTATCTACATGTGTAGGATTTAAAATTACAAATTTAGGTTTGTTTTGCATTAGTTCTCCAAAAAATATTTTGCTTCTTCTGCTATTCCTTCTAAAGATGAATACTTGGGAAAATACTCCATAATACTACTATAATCTTTTGGAAAATATTCATCTTTATCCCCAGTAGAACTATTAAAGTTTATATCATCTTTAAATTCACAATATAATTCATAATATTTTTTACAATAATCTAAAATTTCAAACTTACTTACAGCAGATTTACTGCATACGTCTATTGCTTTATTTATTTCTTTTTCATTCATATTTTTTTTTATGATATTAAAAAGATCTTCTGGATGAATAAAATCTCTTACGAAGTCAATAGAAGTTGTTATAAAGGTTTTTTTATTTCTTAAAGCTAAAATTAATTCATTTATAAAATACTTATCATTTTCCAAATCTGCAAATCTGCTGAAGAAAGAATAAAGTCTCAAATCAAGAATATTCAATTTCTCAAATGATCTATGTTTTGCTTCTGAATTTATTTTCGCAATCGATTGAAAGTCTGATTTTTGTATATTATTTATATCAATATTTTTATGAACTGTACCACTACTAAAATTTATATATAAACAATTTCTATGTTTTAATAGATAATTTATTATTTGATTATCCCATAATTCTGTTAATTGAAAATAAGAACTATAATCTTGTACATTAGTTCCGGGACCTATACAATTTATAATTATATTAAATTTTTCATTATGTTGTATTGGTAAATCATTAAATAAAATTACTTGATTATCAATTGATCTTATGTTTAATAAATTTTGAACTAATTTTAAAAATCCTTCTAATTTATTTCTATTCCTTGCATAAAGAAATAATTGAAATTGATTATTTTTTTTATTATCTTTGAGAAAATAATAAATGAGATTTTTGGAGATATGACTCGTACTTCCAATAATTGCTATTTTTTTCATTTTTCTTCTATCTCATAATTTATTTCTTTAGCATAATTATCAATAGCTTCTCTTACATTTGAAACAGAACCTTCCCAAGAAGTTTCATGCAATCTCCATCCTCTACCTGTTGTAGAATCCCTCAAAATTACTTTCCCTGTATATTTTTGTTGATCTGTCAAATATTGTAAAAAATTTAATCTCTCTGTATCAGTCATTTTAATTCTCCTTTTCAATTTTTAAAAAAAATATTCATTATTATTTTATTCATAAATTGTTATTACCTCGTTCTTTAAATTCATTTTTTTTATTTGTTGTACTATTTCATCAGTATATGCATAGGATAAAACAAGAATTGGTGTATCTTGAAAAAAATTATCAAATAAATAATCTGGTGGTTTAATTTCGCCATACCCTTCAATCCATTTTTTACAATAATGTTTATTTGAATCGATAAAAAATAAAATTCTTTCATCATCAATACCATTATTTAATAATCTCAGGGTGCTTACTCCACAACCCCAAATAATAACTTTATATATATTTTTTAATTTTTGATTAAGTTTTTCTTTTAATTGAAATTCTAATTTATAGTTTTGTTTTATATAATTTCCTATAAATATTTCTGAATTAAAATTTCTTTCAATTTTATAGTCATTTTCATAATCTAATTTTTTAAATAATGTAAATAATTCTGGATCTTTTATTTTTGTAATTTCATTTTCTTTATGATCTAATTGATATAATTTAAAATCATTTGTTAACAACAAATTTCTTAAATCTTGTAAAGTATAATATTGTATATGCTCTGATGAAAATTGCTGAAAAGCAGAATTTTCAAAATAAATAAATCTGCCTAAATCAGGAACTGAAATAAATAATAATCCATTTTCATTCAATAAATCTTTTACTTTTTTAATAAATCCTCTTACATTAATCACATGCTCTAACGTAGCTGAAAGAATTATAAGATCATATCTATCATCAATTTGTACTTCTAAAATATTATCAGTAATAACAGGTATACCATATTCATATAAAGCAAATTCAGCGCATGAATTTGATGGGTCAACTCCATATACATTTTTGTACCCATTCTCATCAAATACATTCAATAGTGCACCAGTTGAACAGCCAATGTCTAAAATTCTAACATCTTTACTTTTTAAATGTGGCTCTATAAAATTATAAATCTTGTTAAAATGTTCAACATAACTTTGAGGAACTTTTCCTTGCTTATCATTAAATTCATATTTATTTTGTTCTCGATAATATTTATCAAGTTCATCTTGTGTCTTTTGCACGTTTGCATATACCATTCCGCAATTATCACAAGAAACTACATAATAATCCTTAAACGGGATTATTGCATCAGTATGAAAATCTTGATGAAAAAGAAATTCTACTGAGGTTGAATTACATATTGGACAAGGTCTAATCATTTATTTTTCCTTATAATATTTTTAAACTTTTTTATTCAAAATCATCTATTTCTATAGTTTCGATCTTAAAGTCTTCCCCATTTTTCCC